TGACGAGTTGCAAATCGCTCTAAATATTGCTTTGGAAGGAAAAGGGCTTAGTGACGAGGAAAAGGAACTTTTAAGCGTTGGCTTTGCAACAGGATCAGAAGAAGCCGTAGAGCGTGTTGCTGATGGTAGTTGTAATGATGAATATATCAGTGCATGGGATAGCCCAATTAGAGACTGCCGAATATCTGAGGTATATCACATGACAGGTGAGCAGATACGTGAATATTTTAATTTATAACTATGGATAAGAAGAAAGTTACAGAGCTGATACAAGAAGCAAAACATTTAGCAATTTTACGCAAATATGAAAACAGACAGACATATTTGAATAATTGCATTTGTCGTTTGGAAGAAGCTTTGAAGGAACTCAACAAGGACTGGGTATCTGTTGAGGATGAGCTTCCCCCTTATTATGAGGCTGTCTTGGTCTGTCATAAAGATTTCCCATGCAATGTGAGAATTGCGAACAGGGTAGCAGGAGAAAGAAATAGCTTCATTGATTCTAATGGTTTTACACATGATGAGTTCGATTTACCCGTATCTCATTGGAAACCTATTGAAAAGTTGGAGGATTGATATGACAAAGCAAGAAGCAATGGCTTTCGCTATCAGCGTAGGAAAGCCGATAAGACATAACTCATTTTCAAAAGGTGAGTTTGTTCAATACAAAGGAAAGGAGTTAGTTGATGAAGAAGGAACTATCCTTCCTCAACAAGAGTTTTGGGCTATCCGTTCAGGTGGCTCTTGGGAGAATGGATGGGAAGAATATAAAGAGGATTGATTATGACAAGAGAAGAAGCTAAAGAATTTTATCCTATTCTGCAAGATTATGCTGAAGGAAAGGTGATTGAGTGTAGAACCAAACCGAGTGCCTTAGAAGGTACAGATGTTCCGAATGATTGGACGGAAATGGCAGAGATTGAGTTTTGGAAAAATACAGAGTACCGAATCAAGCCAGAGCCAAAGTACAGACCATTCAAGGATGCAGAAGAGTGTTGGAATGAAATGCAAAAGCACCAGCCATTTGGGTGGGTGAAGTCTAAGGAAGATGGAAGTCTTTCCTTAATTACTCTTATTATTAGCGAAGAAAATATAGATATAAATTGTATCGGTGGCTTTAATTCGGACAACATTATGAAAATATTTACCTTTGCCGACGGAGCAGTCTTTGGAATTTCAGAGGAGGAATAGCTTATGTATAGACCGATTACAATGTATCAGATTGTTTGCGATAGATGCGGAGAAGTATTTGGAGGTACAGATACTTGCTCTGCACTATTCAGTAATAAAGAAGTTGATATTGGTGACTACTCTGATTGGGAAATGATAGATGGTAAGCATTATTGTCCCGATTGCTACGAGGTGGATGTCATTGATGGAGTGTATAACGTTAAAGCAAAGGAGAAATAGGTATGGAAGTATTAAAAGACATAAGTCAGTTAACAAAAGGTTGCTTAGTGACATTTATTAAAAATGATAAATTCCACATCTACGAGTACCTTATGGTACACCCTAACCGTGATACGTATTATCTTTTTATCGATAACTGGACACAAGAAGTCGTACGAATATACGTCAGCGAGCTTTTAAACGGTGACTACTATGTAGGAGACTTTGATACTGTTTTCGTTAATAGAAAGATGATAGAATTTTATAAACGTATGATTCTGTGTCACGAGAAGAGAATTAAAGAGAGTTTAAAGAAAAATAGTAATGGCAACCTATAGAATAGTAGATATGTATCGTAAAAGCAAGGCTGTTAGAGGCATACATTACGATTCTTGGGGTGATCCAATATTAGCTTATCGTATAGATAAGAGACATTCATTGTTATTTGGACTTATCCATTATTGGGATTATGGTGCATATAACCTTTGCCCAGAGTATTTGTTTTCTTCGATTGATAAAGCCAAGGATGCTATATTGAAGGTTGATAAAAGTAGAAGAGTAACAATTTTATATAAGTAGCTTATGAAAGTAGAAAATATCAAGTTCAAGGCTAAACGACTTGACAATGGTAAGTGGGTAGAAGGTTACTTTTATGCCGAATGTGGTAACACCTACATCATCGAAAATCGTCAGGAAGAAAGTATGTTGAACAGAAATATCACTTATGAAGTTGACCCTTCTACCGTCTGCCAGTACACAGGGCTGGCAGATTGTGAAGGTAAAGAATTGTTTGAACACGACCTAATACATTTTGTAGGGTTTACCCATACTGCTGAAGTGATTTGGTCGGAATGTAACTATGCTTTTATGGTAGCCAGCGAGAATAAACATTCTTATTGGCTTCACGATGTTATAAAAGTTTGTAGGATAGAAAGAATTGGCAATAAATTCGATAAGGAGAAGTAGCGTATGGAAAGACAAATAACAATTAGCATAGAAGAGTATAACAAGCTCATTGATATGCACACGAAAAGAGAGGAACTTCCCGAAAAGATAGAAGTAAAGAAGTTCACATCAAAGTGGTGGAAATGGCTCAAAAGAGCATCGTATTCACTCTTTCACTACAACAAGAATGTTGAGCAACAGAAGCTTATCAAGCGTTGTATCAATGAAATGTCAAGTGTTTTACTCGATAATCTGTATGGTTATTGGAGAGGTGATTTGTCTGATTATCTCAAAGATAGAAGCAATTTAGAGTATTTTATGAGAGGTTACAAAAATGATGCCTATCGTTACGTAATGGAATGGTTAGATAAAAAGAAGTAGCGTATGAAGATTAGATTAGCAAAGAAAATAATGAAGCATAAATGTACTTTTTTAAATATAGAAGAGAAGTACAAAAAGAAAGGGTATAATGTCAAGTGGCTGCTTGCATGGGGTGCTTACAATGAGAGAAAGGTATGTCGGAATGCCTTACCATTTGACCACCGCATCACAAAGGCGATGAGTTTGGTTGAACATTGGAATGCTCGTAGGTACAGAAACGAGGCGGCAAAGTTTAATAAAAAGAATCCGTTCTGTCCGAGAGACCTTCGTCGTAGTGTAGAAAGATTAAAACAGTACAGCGTATGAATGAAGAAAAATGCTGCGGCAACTGTCATTGGTTTGGCAACGAAGACGTTTATGGTGTAGGATGGTGTAGCAATAACGAGCATGAATCATCTTGCGACAAAGTGTGTAGTCAACATGAATTTTAAACTTTAAATATAAAATGGAAAAGATTTACAGACATTTCAAAGGAGGTTATTACAGATTTATTACAGAGGTCACTAATAGTGAAACTCAGGAGAAAGAAGTTGTTTATCAGGCTCTCTATGGGGAGCGCAAGGTTTGGACTCGTCCTGCTGGTATGTTCTACGGAAAGGTAAATGTTGATGGCGTGGAAATTGACAGATTCACCGAGGTTGCTGGCGTACCAGTCTTGTTTAAGAAGACAAACGAGAACGCTATCATGCCATCTAAGGCGCATGACGATGATTTCTGCTACGACTGCTATGCTGTATCTGAGAAAGAGATTGCACCTAACGTGTGGAAATACGGTCTCGGATTTGCGCTACAGATTGAAAATCGCAACAAACCTGCCGATATTTCGAGATGCTTCACGTTTCGTCCTCGTTCTTCCGTATATAAGACTGGTATGATTCTCAGTAACTGTGAAGGCACTATCGATGACCCTTATACCGGCGAGATTTCTGCCGTATTCTATCACGTTATGCCAAATATGCCGCGATACAAGGTTGGTGATAAAATCGTGCAATTTCACCTAGAAACAAGTGACAACATCAAGTTTATAGAGACGGATGAATTAAACAAAACAGAGCGTGGCGATAACGGCTACGGCTCTTCTGATAAAAAGTAGCCTATGAACGTACTTACAGACGAACAGAAAAATTACATAAAGGAGCATCCGTGTGAGTCGCCAAGCAAATTGGCAAAGTTATTCGGATGCACCGTACAGACCATCTACTGGTGGCTGCATAAGGTACACGGGGATTCCTTTATCCAAAGGAAGAAGGAAGCGAAGGATGTGAGGAATCAGGCTATTCGTAATCTCTATCCAGATCTTTCTGCCACAGAGGTAGGGAAGATTCTCGGTATAACAAAGGCATCGGTCAACAACCTGGCGAGGAGGCTTGGGGTAAAGCATACAGATGAGACTACAAAACGAATACAGAAGGAGAGTGCTGCTCGGACACGTACCGATGAGGCTAATAGAAAGAGACAGGAAACACTGAGAAGGGTTCTTGCCGTTGAGAAGCTGAGAGCTGTCAGCGGTTTGCCGCAGAAGACAAAGCGTAAGTTTAAGACAGTTTCCGGCAAGTGTATGAATGCCAGAAATTATCTTTGCCGAAAGTATAACTACTTTTACGACAAGGATTATGGAGAGTTGCTTACCCTGTTCTTTGACAGCAAAACAAGAATGCTGACCGACGAACAGAAGAAATACTACGAAACGGAGTATAGTATTAAGTTCCTGCAAGCTGAAGAAGATTGAATTTCTGTGCATTATCTATAGTTTAGGGGTGGCCACACATCGCGTGCGGTCACCCCTTTTTGTTTGTAAATCAACTAATAACCAAATAAAAACATTAGAAAAAAACTAAGAACGTTTGTGCAGCTTTGATTTCCAGTATATCCAACCTAAAAATGCGAGAATGCCTATAAAAAGACAAACTGAAGCTATCTTACCTATGCTAAAGAAAGCTTTATCGATCTTTGATAGTTGTTTCTCGACATATACTTTATCTTTCGATATTTTACTTATCACTGAGCTTAAGGAGTCACACTTGCTATGATATATCGCAGCACTATCCTTGTATTCCTTAAGACTAGAAATACTATCTCTCAGTATCTGTACATCTTCCTGTGATATCTCGTGATATTCGTAGTGGAATCTGTCTTCGCCGACTTTGTTTCCGTTCGCATCGTATTTCGAAGCTGTACTATCCCTTATATGAGTCTTCTCTTTCGTTGTAGACTTCACCGATTCCTTGTGAGATACTTTATATGATTCCAGTTCCTTAATAAGCCTTGCGTTAAAGAGTGAATCCCACTTAGCCTCGTTACGCTTATCGGTGACGTATGTCTGTTTTTCTATCACACGTTCTTTCGCCTTACATCTACAGAACATTGATAGAATCAGCATTGCTACTGCAATGGCAATTACAACCCTTGTTATCTTATCAATCAGTTTCATAAGCTACTGAATTACAATTGTTACTTTTTCCTTTTTATCCCAAGCTGTCTTCATAGTCTGAATGAGCTTGTTTGTCCAGAATCGGGAATTACTAACCCATCCTTTCTTATCGTTTTTACCGATAAGAATACACCCCTCTGTGTCTTTTGCAGAGTTACCGGAATGAATACGGATACCATCGAACCCTGGCACATCCTTTAATAATGGAAGCATCTTCTTGAATCTGTTAGAGTAGGTATATACGCATTCGTAACTGCCGCTTGGTATTGCAGTCTGCCCATACAACTTTTTCTTCTTGATTTCTTCAAGTTGCATATCTTGGCGCAATCCTCTATCAGCATCTTCAAGGGTATTGCATCCGAACAACTCTCCATTAACGTAAAGACGGCTAATAGTATAGCCATCTTTTTTCCAAGCTCTGTCTATTGTAATTAACATGATTGATTCCCTTTCTGTTGTTTGTACGAGTTAAAAAATGATGCCAGGAAAGGTATTCTCTCCAAGAAGTATAGTCCAAGGCAATAATGTATGAAGTTCGCTACCATCCATGGTGGTGTGCCCTTCTTGAATATCTCCATCATCTTCTGGGTGATATTCATGCCGTAGAAGTAAATCACAACGTAGGTAATCATAGACACACACTGAATAGCTCCATCCATTTGCCCCTTCCACCTACCAATGGTATATACGGCTGCACATAGGACGAAGTATATCGTTGCGTGACCTACGCAAATAAGAGCCTTCTTGAGTTCAAATTTCTCACCTTTAGCTATCATACCGCTAAGGTATCCAAACACAAAGTTGAGAAAGAAAATCAAAGCCAATGTCTTCAATTCTCCATCAATAGGCTTTAAGTAGGCTACGACCGCTATCACGACCCCTACTAATAATTCTCTTAATCTATCTGCCATTTTCGTTATCCTGAATAATTAATAAAAATAAAGTTTCGGTCTCTTTCTGCAAAGATAGCAAAAAAAACCGAAACTTCATTCAGAATAACGAAAAAAATCAGATATTCAGATCATAATATGGCATTCCGCCGTTTTCCAGGAAAGAAACGCATTCGTCGAAAATCTTTCTCTCGAAATCAAGCGTGTTGATTTTCGGGAACCACTTCTTAATCTTTCCGGCGTTGCGTTTTGTCATTTCACCCCACAAAACGCACCAATCATTAATGGTAATGTTGTCGTTCTTGACTTCGTGCCAATAGTCTTTGGCAACGTCTTTAGTGTGAAGCTGCTCAATGAGACAAAGGTGCATATCTGCCATTTCTTCGTCATAATGACACGCACCAATCTCTCCCTTGACCTGCTTCATCATATCAAGCATTACGCTGTCATTCATTCCGACTTCGCAGCAATCTGCCATGATCGTAACACAGTTCTTGATAGCCTGCATGTCATTGCTAGCTATAATGTCTTCGAATACCTTTTTCATAACCGTATATTTTTGATGTTACTTCAGGAAATACTCTCTGATGTCGTACACACCATCCTTGTCTTTCAATAAATCGAGTGCAAGGTGGTTGGCATACTTAACCAGATGTTCTGTACCAATATCCTTCACGTCTTCCTTGCCGAGTATCTTTGCGATGGTACATCCGTGGTCGCTTACAACCTGATTCATGGCAACATACAAAGCATAATCGTTGTAGTAAGGCTTCTCCTCTGTCGCAAGTCCGAGGCTATTCATTGCGTTGAGCCACGTCTGCATATCCCAAGTGGCAGGCGGATTCATACCGTTTACAATCTCAGATGCCTCCTTCTTGGTGAGATAGTTCTTCCACTTTATTGCGCAAAGCTTATCAAGATACTCTTGCGCCAACTCTGGGTGCTTTGCTGCCATATCCTTCATCATGCAACGCATTGTGTTGCCGAATACGTGCATATACTTCACGTTTGCTGATGATGCCATCATTCCATACAGCTCATCGAACTTACTCATAATCTCTTTTGCTTCCATATTGTCTTGTATTTATATATGTGATTATTCTGCTGTTATCAGACTTCTCAACTCTTCAAAATCATTTTTGCTAAAGCTGATACTCTTCTTGCTGCCGAACAATATTGTCGTTATAATATTATCGGGCAAATCAATAACCAAAGCACCGCCATCAATGCGACCTTTGATAAAACCAAGGTCAAACTCATAGTTGCTTATATTCTCCAACATCTGCATGAGGTCTGAGAATATGGTATCGGCATCAATGTTGCCGTCCTCATCGGCAATAAATAGGGTAGCGTTGTCAATACTCTTGCCCCAACTATCCTTGTGCTTGGCGATGATGTTGTGTGAAGCTCGCTTCATGTACACGGAAGGAATAGCCAGTGCTGGGTTTTCCTTCACCATATCACTTATTCTAGCATCTGCCCACAAATCAAGCGATGTAAGCAGTTTCTCTTTCAGTTCTGTTACGTTCATTTCTTAGTTTCTCCTTTCTTTGTCTTGTTGTACCATATAAGGTATTCTTGCCAAGTTTTGTCACTATGATTTGTCATATAGTCGTTGAGCATAGCAGATTTTTGTTCCTCTGCTTGCGCTACTTCTTTTCTCAATCTTTGCATCAAAGATAGATGCTTCTGTAATGCTTCCTGTCCTTGCTGAGTGCTTTCGATACGAGGGCGTATGATGCGCAATTCCTCGTCTTGCACTAGCTTAGACACATATTGCAAGCTATTGACGTATTCCTGATTCTGCATCAAATACTGCCTTTGCGCCCCTGTAAGATTGTCTTCAATCTTGTCGATTTCATCCCATAAAGGGGTGGCGGATTGCTGCGCTTGCATATTGATAGATGCTCGCTTCTGCTGTATTGCTTCGTACATCTTCTGTAGCTCGGCATCCATCATCTGCGGCTGTTGCTGACTTGTGCCCATATCAAGTAAAGGGCTGTTTCCGAAATTCATCATAATCAATATCTTTAAGTTGGTGATATGTTATAGAGAGGTGAGAGGGCATCCACCAACGAGGGCAAACACCCCTCACCAACTCATTTCTTCTTAGTCCGTCTTACGGTCTTTGCCTTGCTACGCACCAGTGCTGGGCGTTGTGGTGGTTGTAGTGCCGCAGTTGCAGCCGCTGTAACTACCATATCCCTGGAGTACTGGAGTGTTCGGGAGCATCAACTGCCCTCGCAAGCAGTTGCAAGTGTTCTCCTTGACGTAAGCCATCATAAGCTTCTCCTTGTAAGGAGTGAGGGCTTCCATAATGGCTACCTTCTTGTCGAGGTCACAATACTTAGCTTGCAACGCATCGTACTGGTCTCGCTGGTTCTTGTACAGACCGAAGTCCGCATCAATCTGAGACTTGTAGAGATTGAACTCAGCCTGCATTGCACGGCGGTTCTCAGCGTTGATAGCATCGTTAGCACCCTTATACATAGAGAACTTCTCTGCGATGTCAGTCTCACGCATAGCGTAGAACTTGTTAGCGGTGTCAAGCTTCAAGCCGAACATGTCGGTAAGCAGCTTAACCTCATCAGCGCATTCCTTCTCCATTACCTGCAAGGCGGTTGGCTGATTAGCATTCGCATTTGCGCCATAGCCGTTAGCGTTGATGTTCACGTTCTCAGGCATATTGCTGCCACCGAGTGAACCAAACACACTGCGATTACCGCCAAATAACCAAGCACCAAGACCGAGTGCAGTACCAGCTATACCAAGACCCAATCCTGTGCCTGCGATACCTTTAGAAGCATACTCATCGTGCTTCTTTCCCTCTTCGTAGATTTTCTTCTCTACGACCTTTGCATCTGTCATTTCCATAATACAATCTTTTGAAATCCTTAATATTAACTAACACTATTGTAACGTTACGGATGCAAAGGTACGAAGAATAGGGGAGAGTAAATATAACTCTATCACAATTTCTTTTAGCTATTGATTATCAGAGATTTAAGGTGATAGAAGGTAATATCATAAATAACAAAAAAAAGAGAGGCAATTACTTACCTCTCTAACTCAACTTGTAAGGAACACTTACATGTTCAACTATTATTTTCTTTTCTTTTTAATGTAGTGCAGAATATCCCACTTCTTCCAATATCGCGTGTGCCCACGCTTCTTACACTCGCCGTTCGGGATTTCACCCCTAGCAACCATCCTATTTAAAGTAGCATCAGAAACGTGCAGTTTCTCCTTGACTTCCTCGGTAGATAGCATCGGGTTGAGAGCATACGGCAGATAGTTCTCACAAAGGTCTTCTATCTCATCGCTGCTCATTCCGCAAGCAGTTACCTTCTCCCCTCTCTTCTCTTGCTCGTCTGCTCGAAAACAAGAATCCGATAACGATTTTAATAACACTCCCAAGGTGTGATAACCAAATAACTTTCCCATATCATTATAATCTAGAGATTAAACTTTGACAGCCCTTGCCTGAGAAATACTTATCGGCAAAACCATATACATAAAATATAATGGTCATTACAAGTATTACAACATTAGCTTCCACCATTTCGTTGGTGGTAAAAACATTCCAATATACGATATGAATAGCATTTATCCCAAATAGGTAGATGATAATCGGAATACGCCATCTGTAGCAGAGCCAAAAGAATCTGCTCGCAATTATAAGTACAAGCGGATGGATGTAAACGGAAAAATAGATAAATGCTGCCGATACCCAATTCTCCTTAAACCATACGCACATTTCTTTTTCATGAGACGCAAATGTTACCATGCATGCAATATGAAAAAGCATGATAAACAGAGGCATCACTTCACAATAATACTTAAACCAAGTGAGTAGCTTTATGCTGTAGCCTCTACCTGCAAGGATAATGACGTTTATCATTTCGCTAACGTCCATGTCCTTAAACATTACTCTTGACAACTGTACAACACCGACTGATTGAACTAACCGATGGACTTCATCTTCTTCCTCTTTAGTCATAAATTCTTCTCCTTTTGTTTTTGGGGTTATTATTTATTCTTAGTTCCTCATTCTTAATAATAAGGAAAGTTCTGCAAAAATAAACAATTTTGCACAATTCCGTTCATTTTGCGCAATATTTTATTGTTAAACTTTATAAAAAGTAACAATCTGAAAGTAATAAGTCACAAAAATAGCGTTAGAACGGCTTTCTTGCCAAATTCTAACGCTATTTCTATATCTACTTATCAGTGTTTATCCTATCACAACCTCAAGGCTCTCCATATCGGCGAACTTCAAACCGCAATCTTTCGCTGCCTTGAAAAGCTCTTTCTCGTCAACTTCCTCAATAGCTACCTCTACCTCGGCATTGGCAAGGTCTGAGAAATACTTCTCGGTTTTCTGTTTCTGATTAAAGAAGTATTCATTAACCTCAGCGAACTTGGCGGAATCCTCCTTGGTGTATTCGTAGCCCTCATCGGCGTGCTTCTGTTCCAACTGCTGGCACTCCTGGAGCTTGCGCTGCATATCATCGAACTTATCGTCCTTCAAGCTCTCCTGCGCTTCCTCCACGTCCTTGTCGTAAGTGTCGGCTACATGGCGAAGTGCCTTCATATTCTTCCATACTCGCATAGCGGCATCATCGCTCATAGATGATGTCTTCAATGCCTTCAATGTTCTGTAGGCTGCAACAGCCTCGATTGTCTTAATCTTCTTCATAATTATTTCTTTATTTAAATGTTGTTGTTATACTTAAATTGCTTGTATTTTATTTCCAGCTTATTGACTGAATAACAATATCGCCTATCGCTGGATAAGATGGTGATGCCTGCGAATGTACTCTCGTTCCTGAAGACATACCTTTCTTCATAGAAGCGGTAACTTTGTAATTACTTACCTGTTTTCTTTCCTTCGCACCCGACTGATATGTAAATGAGATAAGGGCTTCTACGGTATAGTCCTGAGTAAGGACTCCATTTCCGTCAAAAACTATATCGAATCCCTCTACTGGATAATTATTCCAGCTTTCTCCATTTCCCACATTTATCATTTGTTTGGTTACATATACAGCTACGTTGAAGTGGACGGTGTAGGCTGCTGTCTTCTTGATTTGCAACGCAAAATTCACCTTACCTTCCGGCACGCAATATATCTCGCCGTCACTCTGAAGCTTAGTGGTACAGACCAATCCGTTTACTGATATAACAGCGTTCTTTACGATACATGGTACTGCCGTGGCATAGTATTCTCCACTACTATTCATCTGCTCCATAATCTCATCAATGAGCCTTGTATTGCTCATCAGATTCGGGCATATCCATCTCGGTGATGATATTTGTCTGTCTGAATTAGCATTCACTTCCTTAAATGTTGAGCTGGATACTACGAGATACCAGTTACTTACTCCCCTTACTGCAAGTCCAAGTCGATAATATCCATCATTAATATCCAGAATATTGTTGATTGGTATTACATCGGAGCCTACCATTCCGAGGGCTTGCCACGACTGGCTATATAAATCAGAACCTGCCCATCTACACTTGAAGCTGGTATATAAGAGGCTTGTACCTTCCAGACTTACATTGAGGGCAGAGGAATCTGTCTTACCTGGTGACGTGCTGATGGAACGGGTCTTGTAACTATCCAATCCGATTACACCATTTGAGAATCCGCCTAATGGGGCTGATGTTTTAGCGTTATATCCATCATTCAGAGTTTCGTTATTCACGAAATCACCTAGGCGATAGGGTGAGCTACTACCTCCGCTTGGTCTGGAATATGTCCACTCGCTGGAAGCATTCAATATATTCTGCAAGGAATATGAACTGAGACTAAAAGATGAGTCTCGCCGAAAGTTATTGGTAAGGATGGAATTGGTGGTGAAATCCAAACCATAACGGCAGTTAGCTCTATCCTTCTCTGTTATATTAAACGGCTTGGCGATGCTTATTGGTTTGTATTTAGACCACTTGTTTATATTGGCGGACTTGCACAATGTGGCAATATCATTACTCGATACTCCCAGCACCGACTTAACATCATCGATGGATATGGGGGGGTGATTTTTCCGTTATTTACACTCATATTTCTTTCTTATTTTATCGTTACACTTTTTATATCTACTGCAAATCGAGGCTACTACTGAATGGGAGAAGACCCTTTGTAACCCAAGTACCATTTGCTATCACGTATATCTTATATGACTTACCGCTGGTAAGGTTGGTGAATGTTGCCGTTTTAGTTTCGCCTGCCTTCATCGTGCCTATCGTATTCATATACTCTCCTACAACCATACTCTGTCCCTTGGTTGGGTCGGTCTGATATACGCAAAATACGGCAACATCTTTCACTGTGTTAGCATTCTCCTTCATCTTCAGCGTTACGATGATTCTGCCAAGCTGCTCTCTTGCCGTAATCTGTGCGAAGTTGCTTGCCACGGATTGCGACTGGCTGATGATGGAGAGCTGCTTGCCTCCTGCGAGGTTTGGGATGGCGTAGCAAGTCATCTGATGGAGGGTATGGATGCTAGAGTAGTTGAATGAGCAGAACATCGGGAAGGCAAGGTAATCGCCTACCTGAAGGGCGTTCTTTGGCAGCGGCACTGTGAATGTGCCCACGCTAGATGCGGTGGTGATGAACATGAGGGTGGACTTGCTCTTATCGGTGATGATGTAGCCGAAATACTTATCCTTGAATGCTGCAAAGTCGAAGTAGCTTACCTGTAAGCCATCTGCCGATACGGGATTGAACAGAGTGAGTATCTGATTGGTATCACTCTCACGGATGAACACGTTGGTAGATAGATAGTCCTTCACCTCGGGATTCGCATTGTGAAAGTAGCCTCTGAAGTCACCCAAGCGGAATGGCGCAGACGCACCGCCAGTTGGCTTATCATATAAAATGCCATATCCATTATTAGCCTTGGAGTATTCTGCCACAAGGTCTTTCCAGTTGCTCTTGCCGTTTTCTACCGTAATATTGATGCCGTAGTTGCCATCCTTTGCCTTATACCAATCATCGGGAAAGGGTGATGGAAATACGGTAGGCTTGTACTTCGCCCAGACGTTAATTTTCGATGATGTGCATAGGTCTGCCAAGGTACTGCTGCGGGTCATTCCGAGACAATCCGCAACATCATCCACGCTCACTGGAGCAGTGATTTTGTTATTAGATAGAGCCATACGCTTAATCTTTAAAACTTAAAACACTAGGCAAGGCAGCTCTATAAGAGCCACCCTGCGTTAATACTCACGATACTTACTCTGCTGCCTCGCTAGCCATATTGGTAGCGATAGCGGAATCAACCTCCGCAATCAATGCTGACACCTCACTGAGCTTGCTCTGAGGGATGCCGCTGATGTTGTAGGTCAGCTCGCTGCCGTTGAAGCTTGCGTTGGCATTGCCGAGATAGTTACCATTTGCATCACCATAGATACTCATATTGATGCTGTCGATGTTGCCACCAGTCTTGTCAACATTGTAGGTGATTTCTACTCGATAGCCGTCCTTTGTGTAAGTGGCGGTTGTCTGTTCACTCTTCTTGTTAATCTTTAAATTTTCCATTTCTTAACTAATTTAATAAATTAATATTCTTGTTATCTAATCTCTTCTTGTTATTGCCGTCCTGCTTTCCGCTCAATCGCTGAACCTCTGATTCGAGGAAGACCACACGAGCCTTCAACCTGCTTACCTCATCGCCTACCTGCTCGATAGCACCGAATGCCGTTGCAATCAGCTTCGGAGACCAGTAGTTAATCTTGTAGTAGCCCTTCTCATCTGTCTCCACGATGTCCTTTAAGTGAGGGTTGCACAAGACGTGCTGGGCAATCCAACCGATAGACCTTGTATTGTCCTTCTTCCAAGCAAAGCTGAACGTGCCACCCATTGCCTTGATGATACCCAAGTAGTCCAGCTTCCGCAAATCCTGCTTCAAGCGGATATCTGAGGATGAGTAGGCGGTGATACCACCAGTGGCAAGGATATTACCAGCTACATTTAATCTTCCAGCACCAGTCATTCCAATATTTACATTACCTCCACCATTACATAAATTAATATTAGTTTTAGAATACCAATTCAAACATAGTGTTGAAGCAAAATCCTCTATTACATTAGTGTCTTCTGTAAAACTAGCATCACGTGCTGCTATATATATATCTTTAAACTTCGCCGCTCCGCTAGTTCTTATTTGCCAATTATAGGAGCTTGCTTGAGACTTCATATCTTGTACACAAAGATAACCACTGTCATCAGCATTACCTATATATAAGTCACCACCACTAGCTGATATTCTCGCATTAGCACTCATCGCTCCACCACCCAATGGGAGATACTTACCACTAAGGATGTCATCTGTAAATTGACTAAGAGCTGTAGGTCTATTTGAAATATTACCCCATGTCAAGTCACTTTCATCAAGTAAACGTATCCAATCTGACCAAGTAGAGTTATCACCATTACGTTGTCTAATAAATAATCCTCTCCAAGTATATGATTTAGCCATTTGCCAATTATATGCATCAGTTCCTCCACTAAATGTAGTAAGTACTCCAGTAGTTGGAACATTAGAATGAGTACTATATGCAAATACTGAAGCATTACCTTCTATATCATTAGCATTATGAGTTTCACTAGAACCCCACCATCCTAAATCTCGAAATAATTGATATGCGTGATAATTATCTACTTTATCAGCATTTGTTGCTGTTGCAGCATTACCACTAATACTTCCGCTAGAGGTGATATAACCGCTATCGTTACTAAGAGAACTTACCTTTGTAGGTATATCAGAAATCAAAGCAATAGTTCCACTTTTATGTGGATGATATATAATAGCATCAGTTCCATCTTTTACGTATTTCCAAAGAGCATTACTTGACGAAAAGTAAAAACAAGACCTATTTGAATTTGTAGAACCTAATATAAGTCCTGCCCAACCATCACTTGCTGTTTTAATAAGGATACCTTCATCATCACCAGAACCATAAATTCTTCCTCCAAATATAGCACCTGTACCATTTAAATTTCCTGTAAGTGTTCCACCAGTAAGAGGTAAATAACTTGTATTATCATAAGCTCTATTACCTAAACCTAACCATTTCTGTAGCTCACCTTTGCTTACATCTTTATAATATACAGCATTATCAGCAGTCTTCATTCCTACCATATAACCTATTTCGCCTGACAATAACCCGTCACCACCATACCCACAATATACATTACCTGACCCATTATAATCTTTTAGTTTCAAAGCCCTCGTAGCATCACCTCCAGCAGAAGCACTTCCTGCATAAGAATGAGTATGTCCAAGCTTACTGTAAATATTAGCAGCATCCGCAGACTTCAAATAAGCACTAAGACTTTGATGACTAGTCAGGAACGTTACACCTTTAGTAAAGGTGAGTTTCTTGCCACTTTTCGATACCGAAGTGATGGCGTTGCCAGTGCCGCTGGTCGCAACCTCGTTGACGTAGCCATCTAGGCTCTGATGTGAAGTCAAGAACGTTGTTCCCTTTGTCACGCTGATAGTCGTTCCGCTCTTACTGATGGCTGTCACTGCGTTTCCACTACCGCTAACACTAACGTCCGTAGCCGAGCCTCCTTCTAGGCTGACGATACGACTATCAAGAGCCTTGATGGAGTAGGCAGAAGCTATCTCAGACAGAGATTCGCTAGCAAGTTTCAAGGCATCTGCATAGCTCTTCACACTACCATTCAACCCACCACCACCTGACGAGCCACTACCTTCACCATAGGCGGTAATGCCACCAGTAGCATAGAAGTTAGCTGCGGTTGTACCATCAGACTTAACTACTTTAATGGCAGTATTAGCTTTATCATAAACTAATCTGACATCACCAATTTGCACATAAACACCATCAGTATTAGCAATAGTTATACTGCCATTTACATCAGCATTACCATTCACGCTATTGCCCCAAAGCTTTCTTGTTGTTCCCCAATAAGAAGTTACTATGTTGGCAGTACCATTAAACGATGTTCCGTTTATAGTTCTAGAATTCTGTAACTTAGTAGCACTTCCAGCATTACCGCTAATACTAGCAGATGATGTAATGAACCCTGCTCCATTAGTAAGCTGATTAGTATTGTTTGGAATACTAATAGACATTGCAGCAGAACCATTATAAGAACCACTACTGTAACCGCTCCAAGAAAGAGCATTAGCAACTTTTGATGCAGATGCTACATTGTCAGTAACTCTAGCAAGTCTTACCCAAGGAGCATCCCAAGCAGCACTATTGCTTATCTTGCCTCCAGCTCTAGAACGGACATAAACTTCAGTAGTGCCAGCTTTTATAGCAAACTGAGTTTGCCACATATTAGGAGAAGTTCCCGTATTATTACTATCAGTATAAGACAGATTAATATAATGATGCCAACCAGTTTGTCCATTAGGATTAACATAACCATTCAACGTTTGATAGTTAGCAGTAGAACTAGCATAAGGTGCTGCAATATTAGACATACCCATACTATTCCCGTGTGTTGCAATATCGTTAAAATTGTGTCCAACACCACTAGGAAAAGCTCTTACTAAATTCAGTGCTTTAGAAGTTCCACCAATACTAATAGTAACCTTGTTTGCAACATCAGAAATACTGAAACCAGTAAACAAACCACTAGCGTGATAATTATCTACCATATCTGCGTTATGAGCAGTAGCTTCATTTTTAACCCAATTCTGAGTTGCATAAGCTGCGAGACTTTGATGTGTTGTGAGATAAGTTCCCAAATCTACAGCATCTCCACCACTAGCCGCAATGGTTTTAGTGATACCGTTAATCTTTACACTATGTGTATGAGTAGTAGCAGACTTACCATTAAGAAGAGAATCTACACTACTCTTGGTGTAATAATTACTTAAACTCTGATGCGAGGTGAGATATGTAGCACCCTTCGTGAAGGTGATGGTCTTGCCGCTCTTTGTAACGGCAGTAACGGCATTTCCACTTCCGCTAACTGCTATCGCATTCACGTAACCATCGAGAGACTGATGAGCCGTGAGGAACGTACCCTTCGTGAAAGTAATCACACCAGTGCTTGCGTCATAGGTTGCACCAGTGAGGGCATTGCCGCCAGTTGGCACAGACACGCTGATACTAGGAACAGCACTTGCCACATTCTGAATCTCCGAATAGAGCTTTGCTACTGAGTATGCAGAAGCAATCTCGGAAAGGTTTTCCGTAGTAAGCCTGATAGCATCAGCATAAGCCTTTACAGAGCCGTTGAGACCACCGCCACTTGATGATGATGTTCCCACACCATAGGCAGAAACACCACCACTTGTGTAGAGGTTAGCCACCTCTTCGGTCGTAGTATTCGTAATCTTCAGCGCCTTATTAGCTGCATCATACTCCAACTTGATGTTACCGATGGAGATATACTTTCCACTAGGCACGATGATGCTTCCGTTAATATCGGCAGTACCATTGAACGAGTTACCCCAAAGCTTGCGAGCGTTCGTGAGTTGTAGAGCCTTTTTCGCTGAACCGCTCGTAAAGTAGCCCTGCAAAGTAGTGATACTCGTCTTGTTGGTGGATATGCCCGAAGCGTTCACCCCTTCTGCCTTTTTTGCTCTTGTTACCTCGCCAGATATGGACTTGTTGATTCCATCAACGATACCACTTAATGTGTCTGTCTGCGCAATATTGGCGAGGAAGCTCACCACCTCGTTCCACTTATTGATAATGCCGTCCGCAGTCTCTTCGTCAGTAGTCATAAGTGCATACCAACCATAAGCGCTATCCCAATGACTTACTTTTGTCGATGAAATACCGTCCAATACAGACTTATTGCTATGAGTATGCTTTGCTGATACCGCACCATCCCAAGCTGTCTGCTTTGCAGTAGTAGGAATAGAGTAACCCGAGGCAAGACTAATGGCAAACGTACCGCTCGTTGTGATAGTCTTTGTTGCACAAGTCAAACCAGTAGGAAGAGTAAGTGCTACAGATGTAACAGTACCCTTGTTTGTGGTATAGCCCTTTGCATCAATCTCCGCTTTGGTATAATAGCTTGCGAGAGACTGATGGGCTGTCAGATACCCAGCATCGTTGGTAAGCTGGCTTACCTTTGTGATGCGGTCAGTGATTTCTGTCCACTTGTGGGTGTGCGCACTAGGTGCGAATGTTGATGGCTTACCAGTGATGTTATTCCAGGAGAGGCTAAGACCGCCAAGTTCTGTGGCTATGTTGTCAATTCTGCTGCTGAGAGCCTTGATAGCATAGGCGTTCGGGATACTAGTCAAGTCTGCATCTGTATAGCTTCCCTCTAAGATTCTCGCATAGCTGATTACGCTTGCATTCAATCCGCCACCGCCTGCGACACTACTTGCTCCGTATGCTGTGATACCGCCTGTGGCATAGAGATTACCATCCACTTTAATAGCCTTGTTTGTGGAATCATAGGTGATTTTTATACCGTGAAAAGTGATAGCACCCTCAAAACTGGCATCGCCCGAAACACCCAATTTTGTGAATGGAGCGTTTGGCTTCAAAGACACAAGGTCAGCAACGCTCGTTCCTGCACTTCCTGCCTTCCACGTAGGCTCGAAGAAGGTGAGGTATGCGCCAAGATTCTTCTCGCTGATGATAAACGATGTCGGGTCAGCGTGAACCCTACCATCAGTTCCCCACCAGATTGCGCCACCTGCCACATAGCCCGAACCATCGAAACGGAAGATGGTGTTGGCAGGAGTCTTAGAGCCATCGTTATAGTCCTTATCGACCATTTCGCCACCGAACCAAGCGGCGACACCACCTCCCTTTGCAGACTTCTCCGTTATACCATTGATACCTGCCGTAGTGTTTCCGTCCGTGTCTCGCAAACCGATGAGTGATGTAAGAACCAGACCTCCGTTAATCTCAGTATCGGGAGTATCCATCAGAGCCTTCTTTAAATAAGCAAGGCTGGTTACGTCACCTATAACTACACCGAGGCCGCCATATATCTTGCTAGTGATATATGCGTTTGCCAAACCCAACTTGTCATAGAAGGCAGAATATGCGCTTTGGAAGTTGGTAAACTTCGTTCCGACAGCAGATACGATGGTAGCCTTGTCTTCAGTATTAGCCGCATTATATCTCGCAGAAATATCTGAAAGATACTTGATGAGTTCTTTCTTGGCAGTCGTGAGAGTAGCAAAAGCGGTATTGAGGTCGGTGAGTTCCTTGGTGCCCTTCAGTACCTCTGCATCCTTCACCTCATTATATGACTTCTGCGCTGCCGCAAAATCATCTTCAAGTCGCTTAGAATCCTGCGCCATAGCTGCAATCTCGGAAGGCTCTAGGTAGCCATCGGTAACATAATTATCGAATGCCTTCTTGTTGGTGGTGACGGTCTTGTCGAGGTTCGTAATGTTCGTCTGTGCTGTCTGTACCGCCTTTTGAGCTTCTTCTGCTGCCTTTTTAGCTGCGTTGGCAACAGTGTCATCGGTATATTTGGAAGCCTTGATCCAATCGGCGATGGCAAACGGAGAACCAGCAGCTTTTAGGGTCTGGCAGCGCAATACCTCATTTTTGTAGGTACTGCCGTCAGAAGGATAAGTGGCATTTACCCAGATGTCACCAACTTGGTATGGTGGGTTCGGTTGAGTGCTGAACACCTTCATTTTGCCATCTGCCGTTTCCTGTGCCTTGCTTGCATCTGAAAGGGCTTTGGCAATATCGGTATCCGTGATGATAGTCCACTTATAGGTGTTGCCATCCTTGGCAAAGCGGTATGCCTTGCCCGTCTTGTTGTCGTAGTAAAGGTCTCCGAGATGGGTATCTTTATCCTTATCGGTCGTCCAACTGCTTGCTGGCGCATTCTTCAAGGTAGGCACGCCCTCATAGAACCACGTCTCGATAGCACCATCCACCTGATTCTGAAGGTCGGTTATCACCTGCGAGTTCTTGATGAGATTGTTTACCTGCTCCTCGGTCAAGCCCTTTGCTGAGTTCTCCTTAATATACTGAGACAGTTCCTTGCCATCCACAGTGGATTTGGCTGAGATTTTGCCTTTAACAGATACCTGCTTGGCTGCGCTGTCATACTTGATGTAGCTACTACCCTCATAGCCATTCTCCTTAGTAGGTCGGTCGCCTACATACATATCACCATAAACATTGAAGAACGCCTTGTTGGTCTGCTTGTTTACGCCATATTCCACGTACTCCCTATTGGCAAAGGAATAGCTGTTAATGCCGTGATACAATCCGATGGATGGCGAATAGGTATCTACCGCTGAGAAGATAAGGCAGTTCTGACGGTCAACATCTGTTCTATTACCGCACTGCGACAACACATCACCTTTAGCTGGAACATCGCTTGCCGTAGCGCAATCTGTATCGGAGAGGTCGATGTAATGATATTTCTTGCCTTCCAGCTCCACTGGGTCTTCGTTGCGACCGATAATCAATCGCCAATAGAAGTGATTACCCACCTTGTGATAAGTGCCCTTGCGGACGTTAAAAGATTCCGAGCGCACTTGGTCACCAATGGCGAAATCATTATCCACGGCATCACCTTCCTGCTCTGCGAGGAAGTAGCATCGGTATGCCTTCTGTGACACATTATTATATGTCACAGTAACCTCTTCCACCTTATGAGCCACAACACCTCCAGCAGGAGACAGAATCTCCTTACCGCCGATTGTAGATGTCTTCTTGATTACCAGCTCCTCGAATATAGCCTTCATTCTCACCTCAAGATAATCGGTGATGAGATGCGAGCGACCTTCTGTATCGAGAGTCCACGAACCGCCGTTCTCATTGTTGAAGTTACTGACAACCAAACCACTTAAAAACTTCTGCACCTTCTCCCAAGTGATAGTACCCTTGGCGGTGTCATCGTTTATCTTTGAGATGAAGTGCTTGCTTCCCTCTGTTGCGACCTGATTCTTAACCTGTGTAGTTGTCAATCCTGCTCCAGTTCCTCCATTTCCGCTTTGGAGTGATGAAATCTGCTGCTGAATCTTCTGAATGGTTCCAACCTCCTTGTCCTCGCGAAGTGTTATGTCGTATGTCGGAATCTTGCCATCTTCTTCCTTGATCGTGAGCTGGTCGATAGAGATGATTCCTTCGATATTGAGGTCTGTATCATTGAAGTTCATCAGGTCGCCGGCCTTCAGTGTATCGTGCAGACTCTTGATAGTTCCGGTTTCGTCTGCCTGCGCCAGATCGTGCTGTCTTACCATGAAAAGCTCATCAACCTTAGGCTGATAGACATATCTTGTGTAGTCATTCTTATCAAGGAGAGCAATAGCATACTTAAGGAGCTTCAATGATGCGGCATTCACATACGAATCAGGAAGAGTGATTCCGGTAAGAACGAAATGGTCGCCATTCTTGATCGGGTAGTCCTTGTATGGGAACCACAGCTCAAGAGCATCATCCTTGCTCCTCTCAATAGTAAGTCTCCATCTACCATCAACCTTGGTTGAGGATGCCACTTTGAATGTTCGTCCGCCGCACATACCATCCTTCATAGAGATAGAGAAGTCATCATCCTTAAGGTCGTTGATATCGAAGTCGATAGCCTTATTGAGGTATATATCAACATTCTTTACTGTTTCGTTGTCACCAAACCTTCCGTCGTCATTAGGAGCAACACCCTCATCAATCTCATCCACACGCACGCCACCGATTTCCATTTCCTCGATAGTAGGGTAGATTTCAATAACTCCATTCGTCTTATCATCAGTATCAAAGAACTGAGATGCCGAACGGAGCCCAATCTCCTCTATATTGAGAGAATCGATGTATGGTCTATATGGATCAGTAGAGAATCTATGCAGTTTCCCGGTTGGATTCACATACTTCTTTTCCTGTTCAGTAAGCGAGTCGTAGAAATCACTCAGCGATACGTGAGGGAATCCAGGCAGCATAAGCCTGTTGATGGACATATTATTCGGAAGATTCTTTGCGTACTCCTTCATTGATGAAGGAACGGCCTTCTTATTGAGACCGGACGTAATGTACATCTTGGTGTTCCCTGCCTTAACCTGCGAAATGAATGCGTCGAGTTTCTCCTTTGATTCCTCGTCTCCGCTATCTACCTGTCCTCCCTTTAACTCGGAGTAGAACCTGCATTTGCCAGAGCTGCCAGACTGTGTTACATAACCGGTAATTGTAGTCTGAAAATCGAACGTTACCTGAAGGACCCATCCGTTAGACTGCTCCTGAGATTCACCGGAAACGACGTATTTTCTCTTATTCTTGAAATATGTCTCTATATAATCGAGGTCCAGTTCAAGTTCAACATTCGTGCTAGCTGTAACCACTTTCGTGATATTCGCCACGTACTTGACACCGAGGTCCGCATAGTAATGAGAAGGGAGATTCTTCTCCGAACCATAAGCTCTCAGTCTCGTAATGACACTCTGATCAGAATCTGCGTTCTGCACAATCTCGTAGAGTCCCTTACCGAGACCATATGAGAAGATGTGGCCGGCTTCTATTCCGGTAGTACCGACATAGATGTTTCTTCCTCTGACTATGAAGTTCACATCCCACTTCTCGTTCACGAGTGCAAGAGCATCCCAACATTTCTTCGAGTCGACGGTGATGGACATTGATTCGATGACGTTATCGTCGGTTTTCTCTCCATAAACCGACAACCACTCACTTTCGAGGGCTCCACGCTGCACGGATCGTTCCTTGTTTCGGGAGTAAATCTTCCAAAGACCCGCACCAATCTGCTCGTCGAGGTTCGCCTGGATCCTGTCGAGCAAATCGTCCAAAGTCTGTACGAAGAATGGGAATTTCGGTAGGGAAGTGTAGTGGAGTTCGTTGTCGTTCAATACCACATCGAGGAATTCAGCTCTAGCAAGCTCATCCTGCAATGCGTTGAACTTCACGCTGTCATATACGAAGCCCTCTCCGTATGTGTCGGGTCTGGCCTGCTTATCCTTGCCCGGCTCGTAGTTGAGCTCAAACCGCTCGCCACGATAGAAAAGATAGTCACCTATCTGAAAGTTGATAGGCACTTCATGCTTGAAATTGATAGTCACGAAGCACTCACCCATCCAAGAATCGGAGTATTCCAATCCATGAACGGTTATCTGCTCTCCGTTAACGTCTGTCAGCTTCGAGCCATCCTTATGATAAATATTCCAAGTACTCATGTGTCTGTGTTATCCTAAATTTGAAATCCTGCCCTGCGCATCCATAATTGGCTTGATGTCAGTAACAGGGTCGTTAATCTTGAAAGTAATAGAGAGGACTAGCAAGTCCTCGTTGCCCGGATATCTGTACAGGTCCGGATCAATGCTCTTCAGTCTCACATGCTGCCTTCCAATCTTATTGAAGTCGCAGTACATTTTCATCATACCAGACTTACGGAGATAGTCAATGAAAGCCTTACACTTCTCGTTTGCGCCGAAGGCATCACCCTTGAACAGGAACTTGACCTTGTTCTCGTATGCCGCCATATAGAGACCATTCTTGCCAATATACTCATCGTCTCCATGCTCGTCGTGCCATTCCCTTTTCACAGGTTCCTTGACTGAATCGCAAGGCTTGAACGGACTCTCGCTAACGTACATTCCGAAGTCGGCGATGGAGTCCTTCACCTCGTTCCCATCGCCTTCCTTCTGCATGTATATCCTGAAATAATCTTTCATACCTAAATCAACTATTTATAATTGCAAATATACAAAATAATACATAAATATGCAAGTAATATACGCATAAATATGCGTTAATTGAACTTAAAGTCGTGTCTATCCCTGATATTGACTGGTCCGGTAGCTTTCACGACTGTTCCTCCGTATTGGTAGACGAAGCACTTTGCGGTATCTTCGCATTCAACATGAAGCTCTGCGCCATCTAACAGATTGACAAACACCCTGGAGAACCCCTTGACCTTCAGGTAAAGTGAAGAGCTGTGTCTTACGTATATCTCTCCACTGTCCATCCAGTCATAGTTGATGTTTGCTACACACTCTCCATTGAGGATGACAATCTTTGGGTTTTGGAGGTCAACGTTCTCGTCAACATACACACCATGATCATGAATGACATCACCAAAGTACTTCTTCATATCCTTGGTTGAAGGCCAGTTCTTTCCGATACAGAAGTCAATACCCTTAACAAACTTCTCGACCATCTCATGCTTGGATGAGTTGTCGTGCCACTCGGCGGTCCACTGAGCGCAAAGACCCAGTGAAACCGCCTCGTTCTTCATTCTGTCTGATAAATTTCTTTTTTCAAACATAATTATTTCATTTTTAAAGATTTCGTACCATTGATAACTCTGTTGAAGTTATCGTTATACTCAATGAAAATTTTCTCGATTCTCTCTGCTGCATCTGCATTGCGCAAGGTATTCCGAGCAATAAGGTTAAGCTGAGTCAACTGAGACTTTGCAATCTCGCTCATCTCTGGAAGGAATTTACCCTGCATTTCCCTAATTACAGAGACATCAAGTCTAACCGCGTTAAGATAGGATGCGAGAAGGTCGATTTCTTCCTCATTAATGCCCTTAGTCGAATTGGTCATAGAGGAACTTCCGTTTTCTCTCAAATCAAGTCCCTTTTCCTTTAGAGCATCGAAGATACCGGTTAACTGAGGAACTACATTTTCGCCAACTTGGTAGAGCTTGTCTGCGAAATCATTCATGTCAGTCTCATCAAGTTTACCCTTTTCATCAAGGATTCCCGTAAGCCATTCGAGAGGTTTTTCAAGTGCTTTCTCCATGATTTTCTGAGATACAATATTCTTCGTAACTTCGCGAACCATTTCCTTGACCTTATTCTTGTAAGCCTCAACTGCATCTTCCCCCTTAGTCCATGCGCTCACAACAGTATCAGTCAGCTGATTTCCCCAGCTCTTCATATCGATAGAGTAAACGTCTTTCAGGAAGTCCTGAGCGAACGTCTTAATCTGCAACTGCATCTCCTTGATTTGCTGATCGTAGTCGGCAATCTTATCCTTGTCCGTCTTTTTCTTATCCTCCTCAGCTTGTCTCTGCTTTCTCAACTCGTCTTCCTGAGCGTGGAGTAGGGCGAGCTGATCTGCGTATGCGGAAGGATTCGTCTCCGTCTTCATCACAGCATCATAGGTCTCCTTGCTGTAGTGACTCAAGTTCTTGCCGCCGAAGAATCCCTTACCTGTATCAGTCTTAGAAAAAGCCTCCCAAGCCTTATAGTCATTCTTGACATCGTTGAGCTTTTTAGTCGTATCGGAAGACCTTTCGTAAGAATAGATTCCACCGAGAGTCTTTTCAATAACGGAACTGATATTGCTAGATAGGTTCTTCAATTCATTCAGCTGTCTCTCTGCGAGCTTTATCTGTCTGTCGAGCTTAGCATCATGAGCCTTCGCAAACGCCTTGATAGGTGAGGTAAATATGCCGGTGACACCGGCAAGGATTCCACCAACGTTGCCGGACTCCGCGCTTGTTACCACCTTTGACAGTGAACTTGACATGCCAGAGAATGTCTCGAAGAACGCAGAAGCGTCCTGCCATCCGTCAGACTCGGTATCAACGCCGAGAAGAGAAGCTGTCTCCTTGATGTCATTGAACGCTTCGAACATTCCCTGTACATTCTGGTCGATAATGCTTACTACGTTAGCAAACTTATCAAGAGATTCTTTCGCCTTTGTTCCATCCTTAAACAGAATCTCAGCAGCCTTCATCATAGCCTTTCCACTGGCAATCATACTGTCACCACGCTTGATGAAGTTTTCGTCTCCCATTTTGAGGCCAAGTTCGCGAACCTTCTTGCCTTCAGCAATTTTACTTGCTGCGATGGTCATCTGCTCGCTAGCATCAGAAATCTTCTGCTCAGCCATTCCCTTCAGACCTCCATTGAGGAAAGTCTTCTTTGGACTCGTCAGCTTCGATAACTGCTCATCAAGCTGCTTGATTTCCTTGGCGTACTCTCTCGCATCGATAGCTCCGTTTTGCAGAGCCTCATTGATATTCTGCCTGATTCTTGCTCCGATAGCCTGAGCCTTATCCATGCCGAGAGAGACGATGGCTCCGTAGAAGTTGAGATAATCAGAAGAGTTCTTGAACTTGTCAAGTTTAACCTGACCAATCTCCTTGTCTCTCTGAATCTCATACCTCGCCTTGATACCAGGATCATTCGTCTTATTGATAAGTTTATCGTAATCCTGTCGAATCTTAAGAATCTTGTCCTCATAATCTTCTGTCTTCTCGATGATATCGGCGGCATCTTGCAAAGACTTAACATAATTACCACGGAGGAGTTCGGTAATCTTCTTCCACTCTTCGTACTGATTTGGGAGCTTAAGCTTTTCCTTAGCTTCACCATCAGTCATACTGAGAGAATCCTGGAGATTGAATATCTCATGGTAGTGAGCGTAATACTCGTCCATAAGAGACTGAACCTTGTCGTCCATCTGAAAAGCATCAACCCATGCAGATTCAGCAAAGAACTTGCTCCCCGTCTTTTCGAGGAGGCTCTTGTATAAATCCCAACGCTCGGACAGCTTGTTCATTGACTCGTTGAAATCCGCTGCCTTTCTCTCGTACTCCTTCTTGTCCTTCTCGTCGAAGAGCCACTCTGCAACCTCACGATAGATGGAAGTTTGGAACTTCTTTCTCTCGGTGGTGTTTATACTGAATCCTTCAAGGAGAGAATTGACAGCCTTCTTATAGTCGTCAAGATTAAGACCGGTAACCTCAGGGAAGAGATTGTAAGTCTTCTTCTTTGCCTCTTCATCAGACATTAGGCTCTTGTACTTCTGGTACATCTGCCTTGCAGACTTAAGACTGCTTAGACGCTCCTGTAAACGCTTGAGTTCTATATCTTCTTTGCGACCTGAATTCCCATTTCTTCCCTTCGGAACCTTATTGGACTTTTTGTCTTGCGGATAGAATTTATAGCCGAGACCTTCCCATGCCGCCTGATTCAAGCTATTGTAGCTTTCCAAAGCCTCATCTCGAAGTGCCTTAGATATCTTACCGCGTTTGAACTTGTTCTCGCGGTTCTTATACTCGTTGTACCTGTTCTGCAACTCTGTTTGCAGGTTATTATCCGTATTGTAGTCGGAAGTTTCGTCAAGATAAGAATCGAGCATAGCCGCCTGTGCTTCTACCCTCGCTTTACTCTTTCCTGTCTTGGATAAATTTCTGCGGACTCTTTGCTGCATAGGCGTCTTTGGTTTCTCGACCTTGCCGCCACCTGCTTTCTTTGGCTGTTTTGCACCAGCCTCCTGATAGAAGATAGACTTCAAGTACTCACGAATCTGAGGAACATTCACCTTGCACGCATCGAGCATTCTTTCTATCATGCTCGCAAAGCGTGAAGAATTCCTGTTGCACCACTTCGAGAAATCTACACCGAACAGGTTGAATGACTTCTTAAGGAAGTTAATGATTCTAGGAATATTCTTCTTAGCGATTTCATTTATCTGGTCACTAACCTTGTTGGCCCTTATTCCTATTTTATAAATGCTATTTGCAATATCATTGCTTCCGTTACTTGACTTCAAAACGAAAGAATCCCAGTTTGCGCCTCCTCTTTCTGCGAGAATACGAATCTTCTCATCGAGAGACATGGTTCTTTCCTCTGGCTTCAGGAACTGATTAGCAATACTATCCATTCTTGATTTCGTTTCCTCGTCAAGTCCGGATAGAAGCGTCTGGTACTTGATAACCGCCTCGTTGAGGTCTTCGACAGCATCCTCTATCGTGTCTGCAAAAGGATTACCGGAACCCCAACCGCCTGAAGCTCCAAGTGCTCCTGCAACTAGATCCGAGTCGTTTGCTTCCTGCTGTGAGTTATCACGAGCGGCAACTATTCCCTTATTGAGAATATCATACTGCTCGTTAAGATTCTTCGCCCTTGCAATTTGATCTTCTATAGTTTGGGTATAATCTCCGCTATTTTGAAGGAGTTCCTTCATCGAGTTTACCCGCTGCTGCAAGTCAGCACTATTTGTAGGCTTCTCGTTCGCAAGTTCGTCTTCGTAACCTTTCTTCTTGTTGTATGCCGAATCCCTGAATCCCTTCGCATTCTCGGAAATTCTATCCATATCACTGCTATAGCTGGAGAATATCTGAACAGCTGCCCCGATAGCAAGTCCCCACCATCCGCCAAGCATCGTAAAGAGAGACTTGATTCCTCCGCCTATCTTAGAGATACCCATATTCATTACGGCAGCAAATCGTGTTCCTCCGAGTATAATCTGCTCCTGTCTTGCTGTAATCTGTCCCATCACAGCAAGCTGACTAACAAGCTCTCTGGTTATAAGACCTTCCTTGACCGCTTTTTGCATTTGAAGAACAGACATCTTCCCTTCAAGTGCAAGACGAGACATAGCATTCGCCCTTGAAGCGGTATCAGACAGCAAGTATGCCCTTGCCTGTACATTCTGCAACGCCTTCTGTTGAGTAATCTTACCTTCTGTGACAAGTTGCTGCTGTTCGATAGCGTAAGTCCTCAGCTGAGCGTTCATCTGCTGAGTGTAGTTCTTGTTTATTGAGCCTAACCCGAGCTTACCGGAAGCCATCAGTCCGAGTTTCCTTGCAGCAAATATAGCTCCGAAAGATAACATTGCAGGTGATAGCTTATCCAATGCCAAAACCAAGTCTGTTACTCGGTTGATAATGAACGAGAACGTACCGCCTATGACATTCTTTCCTTCTGCAAATTTACCGAGCATAATATCCCACGCGTCGATAAGCTTATTCCAGCGGCCAAGCAGTGTTTCGGACAACACGAGCTGCATATTGTAGAACTGGCCACCCTCATCAGTCATTTTCCACAGTACCTTCTGAACATCCTCGAAGCTTACCTGCCTTCCAGATATCATCTTCTTGACGTCTGCTTGAGTATAATTCTTGCGCCCGTTCTTGCCTTCAGAATTATATAATTCCGTTATCTTCTGCAAGAGAGGAAGTCCTGCGTAAGCAAACTGGCGCAACTCCTTACCATCGAGCCAAGAACGAGCCTTTACCTGTCCGAATGCCAAACCTAATCGACCGAAGTCAACACCAAGACCTGAGGCAATATCCGCAAGTCGCTTTGTGGTATCATACAAGTCATTTGCCTCGACTCCGAATGCAGCCAACTGTTTAACATCTCTGTTCAGCTCTCCAAACTTGAATGGAGACTGCAATGCAAGCTGCTGAGTCTGAGCGAATAATTCGTCAGCCTTCTGCACATCTCCAAGGATAGAGCGCAACGCTACATGCTGCTGAACAATCTCACCACCGGTCTGTACGATTGAATTAAAGAATTGCTGCGCGCCAAAGACAATACCTCCCTGCAAGAAGAGAGATTTGATGTCTCCGACTATGGATTGCATCTTCTTCGCTTCAGCGTTTGCTCCGGCGAATGCTGCTGCAAGGTCGTTTCGTGCCTTTGCGGCAGACTGAGCAATTTCCTGCTGACGTTTCTGTTCAAGCTCAACACCTCTCTGAACTTCTCGGTTTACTGCCTTCTGGTCCTGAAGAACCCTTGATGCTAATGTTGTGTCATGACCACTACCAATACCGCCAAGCGCGCCAACATAATCTCTCCAATTCTCAGAATTCAGCCTATCCCTGATAGCTCTAATGGCTCTCATTAAAGATAGAAGTCTCTTAATCTCAGCTTCCGCCTTACTTACATCTGCGCCAATGGATATTCCCTTGCTGTATTCCGAACGAAGCTGACGAACCTTATTGCCGAGAGAATCGTATCGGCGTTCGGTGTTCTTCAACTCGTTCTGTCGCTGCTTCTCTGCTGCAATATCTTCACGCTTCGCCTTGGCAGCATCTCTTGTAGCCTGAGCTTCTGCTTTCCTGTTAGCTTTATCTTGTGCAGAGTTTAAATCCCTTTGTGACTGGGTAGCATTTGCAAGGCTTGATGAAAGCCTGTTCACTTCCTCCGCATACGACGAATAGGAAGGCCTACCACCCTTACCCATAAGGGCAATATTGGCATCCTCTATTCTTCTTTTGAGCTCGGTTGCTTCCGAAAGAGCTTTTTCTAAAGCACTTGTATTTACTCCAAGCTCTAGGCCTCTCATGCCGGCGCGTTCACCTCTACCGATTACAAGCGACATCTTAGCATAGAGCCTAGACATTCTTTCAGTATCGGCTTCTATGCGTCTGGCTTCGGCGGCAGATTGTCTCTTCCTTTCATCAGAGGCTTGCTTTTCTGCCTTTCTCTTGGCCTCCTGCAATGCCATGTAGCGCTTTGCATAATCAGACAAAGCTTTAAGTTCCGCATCATTATCCTTGGCGCTCAACTTTGAAGCTGCCGCAAACTCTCTCTCCTGAGCAATGACTTTTTCCTTCTCTCGTCCGTATGCCTGTGTTGCTGTGGCTGCTTTCGTCATTTCTACAGCAACATCGGAAAGAAGGTTCTTCATCTGCGCAGCATCGGTGAGGATTGATTTGTTTCCAGATGCCGCCTGTAATCTGGCAAGTATCTTGTCAAGCTCGGTAATACTTCCACCAAGCATGTTAGTATTGTAACCCTTCAAGGATCCTTCTGCCATAAGGTCTCGCATCCTAGCGAGCTTTTCTGTTACTCTAGCTATGTCAGCTTCAACCTTTGCTGCTCCACCGGAAAATGCAGAAAGAGGGTTCTCCTTTTTGAACTGATCAGTAATCTGCTTTACATCACGGAATGTCATTTGGAGAACCTTGGCGTAATCCTGCAAAACCTTTGCGCTATCTACGCCGCCACCTCCGCCGCCTTGTGCTTTATTCTGCAATCTGAAAAGCTGATTATTGATATTCTCAAGCATCAGCTCGGCTTCCCTAAGTTTCGAGGTATCAACATTAGGATTCAGTGAGCGCAGCTCTGAAATCTTACTGCGCTCTATATTGATTCTTTGAAGCATATCGAGATAGGAGAGAGCGTTTTTTACCGCTAACTGCAAATCTTTTGCCTCATTGCTTTTATCGTTTTTCTTGAGTTTGGAAATCCTTCTGTTTATCTCATTGAGAACATCTGCAAACTCTTTGGCTTTTTCTGCTTGATCCTTAAATCCAGACTTTTTCGTTCCGAATCCCTGGAGGGCACGAAGAAGCGCGTTCGCAGCATCATCCCCGGTCTTAAGCTTGTCAATGATTTTCTGCAACTCCTTGGAAGTATTATCCTTGACACCAAGTTGGAACCACAAGTCACCTAAATTTCCACCTGCCATATCCTGAATATTTTAAAATTAGAGTTTATTGTTTAAGTAACCGACAAGATTTATTTTCTCGCCGACAAGACTTCCTTCTTTCTTCTTTTTCTCCATCCACCTGTCGTAGAGGTCATCCATCTCCTTCTTGGTATGCTTCTTCGGACCGCCTTCCTTCTTGGTCTTAGGATAGACGACAAGAGGCTGGTCTGCAACCATGAGGTCAATCTGCGCCGATGAATAGCCCCACCAGTAGTCGTAGGCCGCGATGAAGTACTTACGCTGAAAGAGAAAACCGAACTTCTCCGCTAGTGAGAAGGCTGCTCCCCAGCTGGTTCTGCTTGGATAGCTTTTGCTTCGCTCCTCGTCATCGTCATCATCACGTCCGTCATCCCGGTCGCTAATATGGTAGCCAGTGAGAATGCGTTCGATGGAATTTTTTTTTTAGAAACATCGAGAACTCTCAGAACCTCGGTCACATCCACATCCTTGATGTAGTAGAGCCAGCGCCAGTAGATCCAATACAGGAATCGTATCTTCCAGATGTTGTTGAGGAGAATGCAGACGCAAATCTTGACGTTGCGCTTCCATTCGTTCTTCTCCTTTGCCCTGATGTGGGAACACCTGCTCATGGTTCCCTTGCGAAGCCAGCCGAGCTTGTGCTTCTTTCCACGGAACACGAACTCGGTAGGCTCGTCGTGCAGTACGCTGTCGAGCAACTCCTGTAAGTCCACCGAAGGCTGCTCAATTTTCTTTTCTTCTGCCATGATTGTATGCTATTAAATGAAGAAGGGCGGCACGGCTGTTGACTAGCCTGCCGCCCTACGGTTTGTTATCCTGAATCTAATTACCTAAAGAAGCCTTACACGTCGCCAGTTGTTGTGCCCTTAGTAAGCCAAGCGATACTGCGCTTACCTGCACCCTCGATAGAACCAGAGAACTTGAATGCAACTGGCTCAGTACCGGAGTTATCCCACTGCAATGTAGCGTAGAGAGCGATGTTGGTGATAACCATGAGGTTCTCCTTCTCGTCGTCAACGATAACGATAGTGCCCTTGATTTTGAACTTCTTAGGCTCAACAGCGATACCTGTAAAGCCGGTAGTAGCGTCGAGGGTAGCGTCACCTGTACCCTTCAGAGTAACCTTGGTCAGCTCTGTGATAGCATCCTCGCCGAACATAATTGTCAGCAAGTCCTTTGCCTTTGAAGGAACAACGAACTCTACGTTGAAGTCGCCGAGCTCTGCGGTAGTTGCCCAGTCACCAGCCAGACCGATGACCTTGTAGTGGTTGATAGTTGGGTCATCCATGGTTGCCTTCAGAGAGTCAACTGTAACAGGAAGTTCAACCTCTGGGGTGATGTCAACTGTAGCCTTGCTCAAATCGGTAATAGCCTTTGAGTAGAGCAGAGTCTTAGGACCATTAAAAATGTCCTTCATCTTGTCAATAGTTGTCATAGCCATAATCTAAAATATTTTAAATTGTTATACTGAATACCTATTTGGTACGTAACCTTCCCTGTATGATCGTCACGGAAAAACCTGCGCCGTCGTCAGCCTGAATAGCTACGTTCGGCCTGGTAACGATGATGTTGTCTGTGGAAATCGGGAATCTTTCGAGGACCGCCTTGACCTTCCCACTCATTTCCGACGGACTGAATCCGTTCGGGTTCGCCGAGGAGGCCTTATCTCTTACATACACCTCTATCTGGATAGTGGTAGTATAGTCGTTGTAGGAGCCATCGTAGTTCATCTCGTTGTTCCTGATTGTGTACGGAGCACTTACGACGATGTAGCTACCTATTTTGGTATCTACAGCCTTAGGACGATTCCTGGGGTACACCTTGTCGCATATACCCTTTACGGCGTTTCCTAAGTCGAAATATATCTGCTTGATATCTACCATAGCTTACAGTTTGTTAAAGGTTGAACTATTGGCGTACACTACGCAGGCATCGAACATGTCAGGAAGAGATTCGTATGTATTGTAAACAGTCTCAAAGATTCTGTTTTCCTTATCGAATACTGCATATTCTACAGGACATATCGCAACGAGTGCCCAGTCTTTCCCGGTAGATTTCACCTTTCCGATACGTCCGTATAGAAGGTTAGGACCCCACTGGTGGCCGCCACCGACTGAACCGGTGTAGCCCTTGTTCTCGCCTCCGTCGTAGTAGAACGGGAGATTATATTTTTCTCCCTCCGCCAGTGTAACTCTCGTTGGAGCCTTTTCACCCTTTGAGGCACGCACCATATAAACGAGCTTTCCTTTATAGTACACTGATGCGTAGAACGAGGTGTAGGCATTACCGGTGATATTGTAGAACGTTCTGTTCTCTTTGAAATAGTTGACGGTTCTGTGAGCAAGTTCCTGCATAATCGCAAGCATCTTGTCATACGCCAGCTTTTCGACCCTTGGCTTAATCTGATGCTCGAACTGCGCTCCGAGAGACAGACGCTTTCCGCTAAAGTATTTCGCCATAATCTAAACCCTTGTTAAGTTCCAATACACGACGGTTCTGTTGTTATCCGGCTCGCAGTCCTTGACCATACCTACCTCGGTATTGTTGCCGACAGTGGAGTAGATGGTGTCGCCGTCAAGAGGACATCTGTCAGCATCCCATTCGTCATATCTGACCGGAATCGATGCCTTCCTCTTGTTCTGGTCGACATTCTTGTCTCCCTCTGTAGTGGTATCGGTGTAGCTGCGGCCTTCGCCATAGTAGAGAATGATTTCCTTGTCCTCACCAACTGGAGCATCATCATCGGCGAACGGGTCATCAGGGTCGGCCTTTCCGACGACCTTCCTCACGATCTTGATGATGTGAGGGTATCTTGGGTTTCTGATGTTTTCCTTTTCCATACGCCTTATTTGATGATGTGAGGGAGAGGTTCTCCCCAAGGAGAATAATTCGCCCTCTTTACTCCGTGGGAGGTCACCCGGAAGGTGGACTTCTTCTTGAGCATCGAATCAGGCTCCAGCTCCGCATAGATAGCATTAGCCTCTGCCTTCATCTCGCTCCTGTCGTTGTCCGACATATCATAGCCACCTCCCGAATGAGTCCATCCGTTATCGGAGTCGGAGGTGTTGTTCACCTTGCTCGGACCAAGAACAAACCATTTTAGCATGTCGGCATAGGCAAGTCTCACCTTGTCCTTGTCGCAGGCTTCGAGGTCGATACCATTTTCGAGCTCCCTGTCGTGCATGATGCCCAACAGAGCCTTCATCGGCATCTCGAACTTCACCTTATTAATAAGGTAGTCGTTCACAGTGTAAATGTTCATCTCCGAATCCATAGTCATACAATCTAGTTACGTTAAAGTTCCAAGACCGAAATTAATCAGTCTTGGTAATGTCCATAATGCAATGGTCTGGGAAGTCGACGAGAGCTGGGCAAGCAGAGAACATAATGTCTGTGTGCCACTCCATGTACTTACCGTTAGGAACCGTTGAGTTCATAAGCAGTCCGAGTCCATCGTTTGTTGTACCGAACAGGGTAGAGATTGCCTTGTTACCTGCATATTCAATCAACTTACGATCGAGGCTGTCTGTACGCTCGAACTCACAGGCATCACCGGCAGGACGGAGAACAACGATGTTGTCAGACCAACCCTGCTTGTACTCATCGGTTGTATGAGTAAGGTTGCGTTCCTTCTCGGTAACAATCTCGATAGGAGATACTCCCTCGAAGTCAACGAATGCCTTGATGAACTGCTCCTTGCTGATAGGCATTGTCTTGGTAGAGGCAATGTAGTTCAGCTGACGGTAATTGGTAACGAGTTCGCGGACCTCTGCGTTCTTCAAGAATACATTATAGAATGTATTGCGAGTCATCTGCCAGATCAAAGCACCATCGAAACCACCGCGGGTTTCACGGTACTTAGCCTCCTTCTCCTTCATGTAGGTAAGGATGGTAGCAGTAGGGTCAGCCCACTTCTTAGCACCACCATTGATGAAGTTGTCACCGTATTCGATAGGGTCGATAGCCTTGTGCAATGGGGTAGAGATACCACGACCAATACCAGAGTAATCGATCTTACCGGTAGACATCAACTGAGCGGTCATAAAGTTCATTGTCGCATCAACTGAGTCGATACGTGTCTGAACCTCGTCACACCAGTCTGCTAAGATATCGGCATCGTTGCCGAACTCCTCAAACTGCTTGATGCGTGCATAACGCTCAACTGCGGTCTCAACATAACCAGGAGTAATGAAGTCCGGAATAGAAGCGGTGTACCACTTATGTCCGTTCTTGTCCATCTGGTTAGAGTCACCGAGAGGAGCACGGAGGTCAGCCATAGGAGCTGCCTTCAACTTGCGCGCCTTGACGTTGAATGTTGCCAAGCCATAGTTGTCGGTAGATGTCAGGAACGAAGCGTTATGTCCCTGTGTCTTGTACCAGCCATAATTAGTAAAGAAGATTTCCTTTTTATCAAGGAAACTCTGCAAATATGCCGTATTCTCCTGAGAACCGAAGAACTTGGCAAGTCGCGAATTATTAAAATCAAATTTTGCCATAATCCTGAATCAATCTTTAAGGTTAATAATTAGAGATGGAACCATCCGTTAACGCGACTCTTGTTGAGAGCCTTGATTGCAGGAGGGATTGGAGACATCCTGTCGATGTACATAACGGTATCATCGTTAGCAAGGAATGGAGTAAGCATATAACGAGCACCATCCTCAAAATCGTCACCTGGGGTGAACAGGAAGTCGTAGTCGCACTGAGCGTAACCGTTAGGGTTGGTTACCATAGGCTTCTGTGTCTCGCCGACAGCTGCCGCTTCAACGAGTACTGCATCCTTCGCTACAACACCGAGTGTTGCTGACAAAGTAAGCTTCCATACGTCTGTGCCAGCCTCAGTTGTTTTCTCAACACCTGTAATCGTAACAGCTGTACCTGTACCATCAAGAGTGTTAGGAGCGACCATGATATTGTCTCCAATGAACGGAATGTGCTTGTAGCCATCACGCACGATAAGGAGAGTTGTATCTGTAGCACCGGTCTTCTTTGCGCACTGGTAAGACTTAAGAATCTTAACGGTCGCACCTGCGTTGCCATAGATGCCTGGGTCATACTCCAGGAAGTCACCGGCGTAAATCTTAGCTGGGCCCTTGAAAGGATTGAGCAACTTACCACCAGTTGTAGGAGTACGGAAAGCATCCTTTGCGACACCAATCAATTTGACGAACACATAGCGGATACCGCCGATTTCGCCACGAGCCTGGATGAGGGAACGACCTGGCAAGAAGCCGCTACCATTCATCCTTTCACTGTAATAAGGAGAAACTGTTCCCATAATCAATAAATAAATTTGTTATCCTGAATACTAAATGTTATTCGTCCTTAGGCTTGTGTCGAGATCTGATAGCTGCAACATCATCGAACTCGTGTTCATCTACAGTTCCGGTTCCTCCGGCTCCGCCACCTCCGCTTCGAGGCTTGGTGTCTGGATTGATACCCGCTTCCTTGAGGTCAGCATTGTAAAGAACCTCTGCCTTACCGACAAGATCCTTGATGTCAACTTCACCATCTGGAATCTCAAGCTTATCCAAAGCTGTCTTAACGAAAAACGAATTCAAAGGAATGTTGGCTTTCTCAAACTTAGCCTTAAGACCTTCCTTAATGGAGTTCACCAACGCCTTCTTTGCGTCAGCTGCTTCCTTCTGCTCTCGCGCCTCACGCTCCTTCTTGACTTCACCAATGAGCTTTTTTGCCCACTCAGGCATATCCTCTTCGTTAGGAATTTCGTCTTTTTCCGGCTCTTCCTCGTCAAGCTCAGCTTCCTTTGCCTTCTGACGTTCTTTCGCCTTCTTCTTGTATTCCTTAACCTGCTGAGAAACGTCAGAATGGAGATTGCCGTCCATGCGTTTCAAGCGATTTGTAACCTTGGTTACCAACTTGGCGTTTGCAGCTTCGTCTTCACCAAAATCTTCGAGTACATCATCAAGTTCTTCATTGATGGTTTTCTCGCTAATTGTCAACTTGGTACTACCGAGTTCCTTGTTGACCAATGCTAAGAGTTCTTCTCTTGTCATGTTGTTGTTTTATTAAAAATGTTATCCTGGAAGTGGTTCTTCCACTCCGAAAGTGTATAAATATACGTTTTAATACCGCAAATATACGAATAAATATACAATAATACAAAAATATTCTGTATTTTTGCTTATAAAATTGTATTTTTATGCAGAAAGATATTTATTCAGGATTAAAATTGGATAACGGAGAGCCCGTATATACGCAAGAGTATATCCAGTCTCTACGAGACACTGATAAGAAGCATCCCGACAAGCTGAAGATTATAGCTCAGCGTGGCGGACAGGAGCGTATGCTGTCTATAGACGCTGATATTAAGATAGTTGGAGGCTCGCGAGGCGGATCCAAGTCCTTCTCTTCACTCATGGAAGTTCTGAAGGATATCAAGAACCCTGACTTCCATGCGACCATCCTGCGAAACGAGAAAGATGACTTGCAGTCGCTGGTAACCGACTCTTATAAACTTTTCTCCCAATTTGGAACTTACAATAAGTCTCAAAACGATATGACCTGGAACTTCAATAACGGAGGATGGCTTAAGTTTTCGTACTACGCAGGAGCCTATCAGGATTTCAAGACGCGATTCCAGGGACGACAGTATGCGTACGTTTGTATCGATGAGGGTACTCAGTGCCCATACAAGAAGTTCAAGTATCTCTTGACCAACAACCGAAATGCAGCTCATATACGAAACCGCTTCTGGATTACATGTAACCCTGACCCCGAATCTTGGGTACGAAAGTTCATCGACTGGTGGGTTGACGAAAACGGTTACATCATACCGGAGCGAGACGGAGTTATCCGCTATTGTTTCATGGATGGTGATACACCGGACTCAATCTACTGGGGCGACACAAGAGAAGAGGTATACGAGCAGTGCAAGGGTATCATCGATAGCCTTTGGAAGGACAGCTACGAAGAGCTTGGATACACGAAGCTCGAAATGTTCATCAAGTCAGCAACGTTTATCCGTGCCGACGTATCAGAGAACATCAAGCTTATCTCTACAGATGCATCATATATCGCCAACCTTGCCCAGCAGGACGAGGAGCAGCGTATGCGAGACCTGGAAGCCAACTGGAACTGGAAAGCTGCCGGAGATGACATGATCAAGATGGAAGACCTTGATGAAATCTACGACAATGCAGAACAGATAGGAGATGGAAAACGCAGAGCTTCTGCCGATATTGCTTTCACCGGCGGCGATAACTTCGTAATGTGGCTTTGGGAAGGATACCATTGCAAAGACCTCATCGTGTCAAGAATCGACTCAAAGACGCTCGTTTCTGTTGTCCAGACAAGATTGCGTGAGTGGGGTGTTGAGGAATGTAACTTCACATACGACATGCAGGGCATAGGGCAGTACTTCAAGGGATTCTTCAAAGAAGCGGTTCCATTCAACAACCAGGCGGCTCCTATTCCTGCCAATCACCAAGAAGAGGAAGGAATCAAGTACTTATACAAGGACTTAAAGTCTCAATGCGCTTGGTTATTCTACAAGATGGTGAAAGAGAAGAAAGTATCCATCGACTCGCAGCTTTTGGAACGAAAGTATTCGGGTGACGGATTCGATAAAGTCCCCCTCAGACAAATTCTCCAAAAGGAGCGAAAGATGCTCCGACGTGACGAAGACGGAGATGATAGGGGATTCAAACTTATGCCTAAAAAGAAGGCAAAGAAATATGTGGGCCACTCGCCTGACTTCTTTGAGTCTTGGTTCTATGTAATGATATTCAGTTTAACAAAAAAGAAACATAAAAAGGTAAAAGGATTATGGAGAATTTAAATTTTAGAGAAATACTCGTAAAGAAACCATTCTACGAGCTTAAGCCTGACGGATATATGAGTCACGGCACTTTCTCCGACAAGGTTGGAGACAGGAGCATGCAGAACATGCCTTACGACCCCTGTGTATGGAGGGTAAAAACCCAGTCTGACTTCCTTCGTGAGTACTTCACGAGCGGACATAGAATTTGGGACGAGAAAGCATATCCTGATATTATTAAGGAAAACCCAGACTGGGATCCAAAAGACCCATCTACGGGGAGCCACTACTACAGACAGCCAATTACAAGGTGTGCTTTTGCCTTCCAACAGGTTATCGCGACGAAACATACCCTGCACCTGACCGGAAATGACATCCAATTCGAGCTTGCAGATAGCACGGATGAGCTTGACAAGGAAGAGAAATTTCAAAAGAACCTCAATGTCTTCAAGAAGGGGTGGCTTATGCATAACATGGAGATTGCATTCTTCGAAGCAGTAAGCTCTTATATGATAGTTGCTGAAACTGCAACTGTCGGGTATATTGATAAAGGAAAGTTCGGAGTCAAGGTTCTTTCATTCAAGAATGGCGACTATCTTTATCCGCATTATGATTCAATAACTGGCGAGCTTTCTGTATTTGCCCGCAAGTATTACGATTTGGATGAAGACGGAAACGCACAGATCGAGTGGGTTGAAGTATGGGATGATACCTATTATTACAGATTCAGGAACGATGTCGGAAACAAGAGCGTAACGAAGAAGGCAGTGAACCTCATTAAGGGATTGTTCGGAATGAACGGATATGCTCTTGTTGAGAAAAAGAAACATCACTTCAACTCGATACCTGTGGCATACATCCGCAACGATGAGGGCCCATGCTGGTCTAACGTTCAGAAAAACATCGAAGATTACGAGGAGGCATTTTCGTACCTTTGCGAGAACAACAAAGCGTACGCTTTCCCGGTATTCTATATTAAAGGTGATGGTGAGGAAATTTCCATCTCTGGCGACGATATGACAGGAGCGGCCAAGGTTATCGCTATGAACAACAAGGATAACGATGCAGGATTCCTTAATGGCACAGATGCTTCTGAAGCTTTCGCAACTCAGCTCAATAAGTCGTATGACCTTATCTATGAACTTTCATTCACGGTAAAGCCACCGGAGTTGAAGTCTGGTGACCTTCCAGGTGTAGCTATCAAGCTTCTCTATTCCCCAGCATTGGAGGTAGCTATGAATGACGCTCAGAAATTGCAGCCATTCCTTGATAAACTGGTTGAAATCGCCAAGTTTGGAATCGGATACGAAAACAATGCGACGGCTTCTATTGTTGGTCTCGATATCAATGCATGGATTGAGCCTTATACACATCAGAACAAGACGGAACTTCTTACAAATCTTGCAACTGCCGTTCAGAACGGATTCCTATCGAAGCAGACTGCATCGGAGCGTTGTCCTGACTTTCCAAAGAATGCCGAGTGGGAGCGTATCTTGCGTGAAAAGAAGGAAGAGGATCAGCAGGACCTCCTCATGGATATACAGCGTGCGGATAACGAAACTGAGAACGCCATCGAGGAGCAGGAAGCTACTGCGAGGATCCAGAACGGAGGCAATGGAAACATTCGTACAGGTAACGGAAGGAAGGCAGGAAGGCCTAGCGAGGGTAAGAATACCGATAAATGGGGGAACAAGCCTCAAGAGAATAATTGGAAAAAATACAATCAAACCCATTAATAGCCTATGGATGAGTTAAAACGTTCTGTCGATTACAGCAGGAAGCGCTTGCAGGCAATCCGAAACTGCGAGGGCCACATATCAGATATTCTCTGGAAATCGACACAAAAGGTAATTACCGCAAGTAAGCGATACAGAGGTGCGGGCAGGCTCACTAACGAGTCGGCCCTGCTCTCTTACGCCAAGAATGTTACTGCCGATGCAGAGGAGAGCATTAACAGCTACATCTCTGCCTACTCAAAGGCTTCGTGCAAGATTCTAGGGATTGACAGCGAGAACATAGAATCGTTTCTCGTCAGCGACATCTACGGAAAGACAACATCCGAAAGAAACGCCGTCTATCTCGGTAACTTTGCTGAAGATATTGTGAGGATGATCAAGGCGGGAACATTGATGGGATATTCAGAACAGCAGCTCATTTCTTCCATCCGAACCGGCTACAAGGACCCATACCACACATCAGTCATCACCAAGGCGAAGAGAAAGGACATCAACATCGATGTTCCTTCTTACGGAAAGGGCTACTACAAGAACGCCTATCAGAATATCGTAAGAAACGCTTCTCAGGTGATTGCTTTGGCGTGGGGACAGGCAGAGCAGGAGTATGGGCAGGAGAACAAGGCTATCGGGTTCTATGTCAAGAGAGGAAGCGACTTCCCGTGCTTGATTTGTCAAAACGAAGCCGATGCCGGACTCCATTCTTTCAAAGATCCATACCCACCATTCCATGTTTCGTGTCAATGTTTTACGGTATTTGCATTCAAGGATAATAAAAAGAAATAAGATTATGATTGAAGAAACAAAAGGATACACGTTATCCGTCGATACATATAAGAAGGCGAAGGCTCTTAAGATGAAAGACCCTCGCTATTATATCTACGCCAGCCTCCGTGGTTCAGGTATGTCTGTCCGTGACAGCTGGGCCATCGCATTTCAGGGAGAAGGAATAGGTGTGTGGGAGAAATCTTTCCTCGAAAACGAGATGAATAAGCTAGAAGCCCAGGAGTCCGTTCAGAAGAGAATCGCAGAGGTGCAGGGAAAGAAAGTGAAGAACGAGAACGCCGATGAGCTCACCCAGGAGGAACTTATTAAGGCTACCTCGAAGGAAGAGATTCTGAGAAACCTCGTTATCGCTCAGCGCAAGCAGAAGTTTGGCTCTCCAGAGTGGCAAAAGACGACAGCCATGATAGCAGACTATTCTAAGATTAAGCAGGATGAAATTGATACGGAAAACAATGTGGTCCATTACTACATTCCTCTGTCAATGCCTCGATGCTGCGAGGACTGCATTATCTTTAAAAATGGCCAGGCGACATTCCAAAAGAAGAAGAAATAGTTAAATTCGTGTTAAAGTAACTTTGTTTTACTAGAATTTCTGCAAAACCAAGTACCTTTGCAGGCAGATATACGTTCACAGATTCGTTCTGCTGTTCGTAATTCTGTTTAATTGGTTACGAGGGGTGGTGTCTTCACAGATGCCACCCCTCACTTTTATATTATGAAAGTAGAAGAAAAATATAAACTCAATCAGGGATACTTCTCTCCGGTGATGAGTTCAAGCGCAATCCGCACCTGATCTTCAAGCATATCGTCATTAAACGTAGGAAGAACGCCGTATGATGGCAGTTTCTTCGTCTCAGCGGCCTCCAAAATGAACTGGAGTGCCTGTACTAGGGAAGTATGGTCTTGAACGACCTCAAGCAATTTATCGCTCATCCTTGCCTCCTTCCTTCTTAATCTGTTCTGCCATCTCAAGAATAGTCTCGGCGTGCTTATCGCGGTCGATGACTTCCTGCACGGCCTCATCGCTCTCCTTGCGAAGCTGCTCTTCAGTCTTGCCCTTGTCAGCAGCAGCGTTCAGTCTCGCAGACTCACGGGCAAGGTATTCGTCACGGAGCTTCAACTTACCTGCCGTATATTCTGCATCGCCAGGCAACGATGTATCCGCATACATAAGCTGGGCAAATGCCTCGATGATGTTTCCATCATCCTTGGAGAACTCGTAATGGTCTCTTACAGCCACAGGAACACACTCATCGAGTGCAGCGTACATGGATGTGCCGATGGAGTATTCGATTCCCCATGTGCCGGCAATGTTAGCAATCTTGATGAAAGGCAGCGATCCTCTCTGTAAATGCTTCTTGATCTCAGCAGGGATATCCTCTCTGAGTGAAGCAACTTCTTTCTTAGACAAGCTCTTACTGAACTTCAGCACTGTGAAGTGTCTTGTCTTGATAGTCTTTCCAAATGGTAATGCCATGATAACAATATTTTTAAAGTTCAACTTTTATTTTCTTATACTCGAAATCTGTGCAAGATGGATTCTCTTCTGAAGCAAACTTCTTCTCGGTAGGGTAGCAACACTTGCCATTCTTAAAGAAGAAGCAATCCTTGCAAGTATATTCAGTCTGTTCCATGCTCCTTGCGTTTTTGATATTCCATCAATGTCAAGATACAATAGTTAGCGCAGTCAAGAAGAGCATCTTCCAATGGCTCATTAGCAACTTGCGCCTCATTGTCCTTCAATGTCTTGATGCGATTCACTTTCTCTCGTATCTTTCCGTAGTCGTAGTTGATACCAAGCTCATCATACATCTCAGAAAAGGCATTTCCGTAGTCGTGATTCTTCTTGATATAGGTTTCTTGCATCTCCCCCGTAATTCTATTAAAGAGCATGACATCTTGCGACATGTCGCGCACTCCGTTCAGTTTGTTAACGGTTTCTTCTGAAAGATTGTTTGCGCAATTACGCAAATTGATGATTTCTTCCATAGACAACCATTTTTTTCCTGTTTCTGTAATAATTCGGTTAAATTCCTCTATACCGAAACAGAATATTGTGGTAGTCCACTGTTCCTCCAATTTACCAAAAATCGTATTGTGACTATTTCCCATCACAAAAAACTCACGTTCCGTCTCGATTGTAACACGGTTATCTTTTATGTCAACTATCTTGAACAAGACCGGAAGATCCACTTTGTCTTTAAGCAGAACATCGAATCCCCCAGATGCTATAGAATGCAAAATCCATCCTCTCTCATCCTTTCCCCTTCTTTCACACAAAGTGAATACAAGACCTACCTTAATATCTTCTTTCTTAATCATAAGCTATTTCCTTCTATATTAAACTCCAAAACAAAACCAAAGCAGACCATAAACTTTCATTTCTGCTTTCGAAAGTTGCTTAAAGCACTCAAAGTCATAGTCCTTATTTACATAAGCCCTAATTGGAGGTGCAAACTCTTTTTGCTTAACTGCTATTGTATATTCCGATTTGTGTGGAAAAACAGAATTCATATCCTCAATAACCGCACACATAACCATTCCGTTCTCTCGGACATCCGCATTACTTTCTATTTGCTGCTTTAGCTTTCCGACGGAATTATTTAAGAAAAACTCTTTAGGCGCAAAGTAAATGTCACCAAGTTTTAATTTCTCATTTTTATCCATAAGCTATTCCTCCTCTTGAAACGTATGAATCTTTTGAATCATATTCTTAGGCGGGTTATGAAAAAGCATAACATAGAAATCACCATGCTCTTCTGTATGGACGTTTCGTAAACCGCATTCTTTGATAAATCCATCACTACCAATATAAGGGTCAAGAATCTCTCGAATTGCGCTAGTAGAGCTTGGATGAACTATAATGACACCGCCAGTTTCTCGAAGTTCTTCCAGTTTCTTCCACTGAGCTTCAATGTTCTCGTCTCCATAGAACAAATCGTAGCCATAAGGTTCTGTGATTTCTCTATCAATGCACATTCCCAAAGGAAGTTCTATTACTATAATCGGTTTCATAAGCTATTCCTCCTTGTCTTCTTTAAGTTCAACGAAATCACCAATACCCAGACGAGCCTTGTTGATGCAAGATGCAACCCATTCTATCAGATAGGCAGAAGGCTCGCCGCCGTGCTCCATACCAATAGCATCCTCGATGGCATCGCAGGCATGAGAAGCTTCATGGCAACAAATCCCCATCCTCATAGAATCCTTGCTTGCAAAATTAATAAACGAACAAAGCTTCTTATTCGACTTTTCCCTAACTTCATCGTAGGTTATTGCGTCAAAATTAGAGAAATCAACTTTCAAAACCTCACCTTTTCTACCTTCAAAACACTTGTTAGCGTCCTCTTGGTTCATTCCAATAGCGACACATAGCATTCTTGGATAGATAACAGGGTCGTATTCGTAATATCCTTTCTTCTTCATATTTTCAACTATTTTTGTTTTGACACAATCTCGATGGCAGACAATAATGTCTTCTCACTGATACCTTTTCCACTACCAACACCATCTTTCTCTATTCTTTCAAGAGATTTCTCAATAGAGCAAAAATCATCCTGAGAATTACTTATAAAGCCATCAAGTTCTTCACTTACACTACTGATACTATCGTTGTTTTTTTTAACAATAGCTTCAAGACGACCGAAACACTTGTCGATATAATCCTTCAACCTTTCTTCATGCTCTATGATAGTTGCAGAGTTTGAGATTTTCCCATGCGCCCAGTAATTATTTACGCATGCGTAATAATCACCTTTTTCATCGCTGTGTTTTTTGCCAGATACGACTCTTAACTCAACGAAACTTTCTCCATCCACTACCGCATACACTCCTTCTCCAAATGGATATAGTTCGGCTTTTTCTGCATCCTCCCTAGTTTCGTTTTCTTTGTATGCGACCTTTCCTAAAACGCTAACTCTAATTTCCATATCTCAACTATTTATTATGTAATCTGCCAATATGCCACTTTGAACAAACCTTGCATAAGTAAGGATGCCAACCAAGTGCCTTTAACTTCGGATTTTGATTCAGAAACTCCCAAGCATCATCCTCAGTCTCGTATGCAACCTTCGCCTTCCAGGAATGAACCTTCTTAGTCCAATGCTCCGGGTCCGGCTTGAACGGAGGTATTTTATTAGGATTGTGATGTCTTCTCATATCTGCCATCTAAATTCATTTTGATCCTCGTGCTCCTCAAACTTTTTGCGTATCTGTTCAAACCAGAATACTCGAAAATCGTCATCGGAAGCCTTCCACATCTTCTTCAGCCATTCATAATTAAGGCGTTCAATGGTTTTCCGGATTCTGTCGCCGTAGAGGATTTCGAGCAGAAGTTCGTCTAAGCCTTCACCGCGTTCAACATCAAGGGTGAACTCACCACTGATATTTCCATACCTGTAAGAAGACATTCTATAGCCGGATTCAGCAGCCTTATCTACATACTTCTTAATAGAACCAGATACCTCCTCTTCGTTGGAGTCCGCAGGTAGCAGCCATATTGTTGACTCTGGCGAAACAACAGCAGGAAGCTGACAGTCGCCTATAAAAAACTCAAAATTACGTTCTTCTCCCATAATCTACAAACATTTGAATGAAACACTGTTTAACGTCCTGTTCTCCGGGATCTCCCTCCCGTCTGCCCGGGAATTATGTCCGAAGGCATGTCCCACCGCCCAGCGGCCACCGGTATCGTTAATCATCAGGCTGAATGAAGCTCTCAGGCTGCTTGATATCCTCCTCACCGCGCAATTTATTATTCACGTCATTGATGAGAAGCTCCTGCTTCAGATCAATCATCTGCGCGCCGTACACCTGATACGTCATTCCGCCCTGTGACCTCTTCTTGAAGAAGCCGTACTTGTCGCTCATATCACGCCCGAACTTCTGAATCGTAGGGATATCCTTCTCCTCGACATCGTTGGCCTTGCAGAACTCGACGAACCTCTCGTACATCTCCTTGGCAAGCATGCACTCCGAAATCTCGCCCCTCGCCTCTTGGCTGCACCTCATATCATACGCCCTTATCCAGGCATATATAGGATTGCTTCCTAGAAGAGAGATAAGCAGCTGCCTCCTGCTGCCCTCAGCTGCCGGGAACCTGTACTTCCTGCTCCTCAGCTCCATCGCGCCACGGAATATCCAGTTGAACACTCCGCTCAGCTCTTCACGGATGATCTTGCTAGCCAGCTCCGGGTCCTGCCTCTCCTTTGGGATGGTAACATCGAAGCTCACGTACTGTAATCGCCTGATGAATCCGAGCGAAGCATCATCAGGGAACGGAAGCTCATTGAGATTGAAGATGAGGTAGGGGATTGAGTTCCCCTCCAGGATATCCCTGCCGAGCTTTCTCATCGGGACGGGCTCACCGCTCACGAGTCTCTTGAACATACCGGTGTTCTTCCTTCCGAATTTCTTCGGGTCGGAATCGGAAGACCAGTTGAAGATGGCGTTCCTGATAGGATACCTTCCCCTCATTCCCTCGTCTCCGTCGGCAGTGAGGTCGGCGTAGTCCATCTTGCTTATCCTGTCCTTTCCGAATATGTTGCAGGCAACGTCGAAGATGACACTCTTTCCGTTGGCTCCCGTACCTATAAGGAGAAGGCAGAGCTCAATCTTCGATGATTCCTTCCCCTCGTACGGATTGTATGCAGTACCTCTCTGTATGAGACCGAGACCAAGGAACATCTGGAGGATCATCCTTGACGTCCTGTCCGGAAGGACCTCCTTGATGAAGTTCATCCACCTGTCGCACTTCGCCTTCGGATTGTAGTCGTAAGGATGATAGTATGTGACATGGTACTCGGGAGAGAACGGCATTACGTTCGGATACTTCAGCCCGCTTCCGAAGTCAACAACACCGTTGGCGAATGCAACGATGTCGAAGGTAGGTCTCAGTATGTTGTAACACTCTATCACCTCCATGAACGACTTGTTCATCACCGTACTGATGCCTAGCATCGGAGCCATGGCCAGGTCGAGGAGCAGAAGCTGGTAAGCCTGTTCCAAAACTATCTTCGGAACAGCTTCGTATATCTTGCCGTTGAACATGTAGTAAGCACCGTTGTAGTACTTCACCGGAGCCTTCTTCGCCAGACGTCTCATTGACCTGATGAAAGTAGACTTCAGCTTGTTGTACTTATCAGAGTTTGCCTTACCCCAGTCCTGGCAACGGAGCGCTTCGAAGCCGTACTCGTCATGCCTCAAAAGGTCTAGCAACTGAGCGTGCAATGTGTCTATAGCAATACCATTTTCCATTTATGTACAATAATAATATTAATTTTCCGTTATTGTGTAGGATAAACCCCGATAAACAGGGACTTTCTGACGGATAACACGTGTCAGCTCGTCCTTACAACATGTCGACTATAAAATATCGACAATACAAAGATAAGGAAAATATCCTGAATATACGCTAAAACACTAGTATATAAAGGGTATAAATATACATTTTGGATATACATGAAATGAATATTAGACATACATTTATGGTTTTGCTCACCAATATAGAAGTTAATGTTGCCAAATGTTAAAAATAGGTAGATGAATGAATATGCATAAATATGTTTTCGGTAGAAAAAGTAATTAAACCTTACAAGTAGGTCGAAAAATCGGAAGAAAAAATTTTTAGATGAGGTGACTACCCGCTGGATTTATGGGCTGCAAAGGGGGTGTGGGGGTCTGTTTTGAAAATATACAACAAAAAACGTTAGTTTATATGGTGTAAACCATCGTGAAACAATATTTTTGTAATTATTTCAAATTGTCGGTTTATATTTATAAAAAATTTATGTAACCCCTTAATTATCAATCACTTATAACGTATTTTAATTCATTCTTTTTGCATAAATACACGCCGTGAAACATCAAAACTTATTACATCATACTTGACCCACAAAATCTTTACCATATTTATTCTTGTATAAATATTCAGTGTTTAACATATTAAAGGAATATTAGCTAAAATAACAAAATAATATTACATATATAGTTAAAATTATATATCATTAACTGACACTTTGGCAGTTGTAACTATCTGATTATTAACTAGTTACACGTTTGTAAAGATTGATGTTCGTTAACTTAAAAAGGTTATAAATTTAACAAATGCTGACACGATATACTTTGTAACATATTGATTATTAGATAGTTACGTTTTGCCATTTTGGCAGATGAGTTAAAATATTATAACATTAACATAAACTCACAAATACTGCCATATAGTGGAATTATTACAAGCTTTATAACTAACTGATAATAAGCTATATACAAGATGTTAAATGTATAAATAGACTATTTTTAAACTGGTTGTTTGGCATTACCTTTGCAGTTATGTAGGTACAAAGGGATTTTCCTTTGCAACCATTTAAATAAATAGACTATGGATAAAGAGACAAAAGGTGCTCTAGGTTACGAGCACGTGAGCACAAAGGTAGCTAGTTATGTTAGCGAGTGCAAGAAAAGTGCTGTTTTAGCACAGAGTTTAGACGTGCTTAATAGCTACAGAAAGAAGCTTCTTTCTGAAACTACAGATAGCGAGTTGATGGCAGCAAAGAAAGAATTAGAGAGCGCACGTGCAAAGTACAACAAGCTCGCTACAAAGTACGTGCTAGCAGATACGGCATATTGCAACCTACAAACAGAGTGCGTGCGTACCGCCGTTAGTGAGTTTTCACGTACACACAATTTGCCTAATTTCTTTGCGTGGTTTGATACAAACGGCAAAGATAAGCAAACATCGATTATAGATAGCTTGCAGCGATTAGGTAGTAAATTGTCAGATTTGCACCACAAATTTGCAGACGGCGCAAAGGTAGCTAGAAAGAAGACTGAGAGTATCACCGATTTGCAGAAGCAAATTGCAGAACTACAAGCAAAACTAGCAGAAGCGCAAAAGTAAGTAACTAGATAGGTAGCGAAAAACTACCTATCTTTTACCCCTACATTTTCCCCACTGACTATCTAGCAGGTAGCCAGTGGGAAATTTACACCGTACAAATTCCGTGCGGTGCGGATCGTCGTACCCTTATTTTTCCCACACGATTTTGGAAACCTTGTCGTGGTGTGTGGGCTTAACTCAGAGAGAGAGAATTTATTCTCCCTCAGGGGACTAATTGCCAAAATTCAAGAGAAGTATCTCAGTAAATCGAGAGTGCGAGAGGCACACCGAGATGGGAGAGAGTAACGTGTTACTCAGAGACATCCATCCGAGAGATACGCAAAAATTCCTGGCGTGAGCGTCGAATGAGATGAGACGGCACGACGGCTAGGGAATTTGTATCATCTAGCGAGATGAGAGTTTTAGAAAGAAATCATAATTCATATTCTAGCGGTGTTGTGAGCCGTGCGGAGTGGTTATCCGTGAAATCACCGTGGATAATGTAGCTATATTCCACGTGAGGTATATCCAAGAAAAATGAGCTATCTGAAATGTGCTGTCAGTTGGCACAGGTAACGTAATAGTTTGCAGCGAGAGAAACTGACTGGATGCAGTCCATAATAACTGTAGGGTGTGAGCCACGTAGTTAAGACGATAAAGATAAAACGTGGTGCAAAGATGCACATCCTGGCTAACGGGGCGGGGAGAAATCTCCGCTCTACAATTACGAACCATTTAAATAAATAGAATTATGAAAGAACAGATTTTGAAGAAGATAGGAAAGACACTTGTGCGTATTAATGTAACAGACCAGAGTGCAGAGGATGCCTACGATGAACTCGTTAGCAGCAGTCCTCGCCTGTTTGGTATGCTTTCCAGTATCTACAGACTGAATGATGAAGAAGAAAGATTCGCTTGGTCTGCCGGAATTCAGTAGCCTAATCTCCCTACGCTTGTAGGGAACAATAACCAAAATTACAGAATTATGAGTACGATGAGAATTAAATGCCTCGATATGAAAGAGGTTGAGAGTATCATTGCAGATGCTCAGGAGATTTTAAGTCACGTAGAATTCGGGTCTTTGCAGAATGGTGTGCTTACATTATTCTGCGTGTTGTGAGCCTAAAATCCGTAGCCAGTACGATAATTGTCGTGTGTGGCTACGGAACAATTACCAAAAAAATATAGATATGAAAGCAAGACAGATTATTTATTCAAGTACGATAATTGTGCTTGGATTTATTCAGACATCGCCAATATTCATCTGCTTGGCAAGTACGATAATTCTCCTGAATGTGCTTGGAATTCTTTACGGGATTCTGCTTGTGCATATTTGGAGCAGTACGAAAAAGGGCAAGTGGTATTTCCGTGAGCTGTGGCGATCCACGCTCCGCTTGGAAAGTTTCGTTCTGCCTGGAGTTTCGTAAATCTAGAAAGTACGAAAATTGTGCTTGGAAACATTTGGCTAAATTCTGCTTGGAGAAATCCAGGCAGTACGATAATATAACCAATTAAATTACAGAATTATGAAACAGAAAATTTTCGTGGCATTATTTGTCGTAGTGTGCTTTGCATTGTTTGCAGTATCAATTACTCTGTATAATTGTCACAGAGCAAACGTGATGCTGAGAAAGACAGTTATCAGCCAGGCGAATGAGATTTCAGAGCTTAACGCCAGTTACACAGCAGAGGGACCTACAATGTTCGTAGGTCTCAGAAAGTAGCCAAATCTGAGAGGAGTTTCCGCTCCTCTCTTCTATTAACCAAAATATTAGAATTATGGAAACAGTAAAAGTAATCGACAGACACGGAATAGAGCGAGAGTGGGATATCGTCACAGAGAGATGTGTAGGATGCTGCTTTCATGGATTGATGGACGGCAAGGTGCATTGTTGTCCTCATAGTATTGCGTGTGGCGATAAGTAGCCAAAACTGCGGGGCACGTCCTGTGTGTCCTGCTTCTATTATTAACCAATCAGATTTAGAATTATGACAGACGGAGACAGAAGATTCCTTGCCAGGCTCGTAGCGAGCCACAAGGAGGTGATCAGCGAGGAGTGTGCGAGAAAGAAGCTCGACAAGAGCGAGTATTTCAGACGCACGGCGAGAGTAGATAGGAAAGCTCAGGAGATTGAGCGTGCGTACATGCGTCCTCGCAAATTCTAGCCAAACATTCTGTGCAGATAGACTGCACAGAAACTATGTTTAACCAAAAATACAATAGATATGGAGTATATAAAGAGGACAGAGAACAATACGCGCGTTGACGTGTATTTCGATGGAGAAAAGTACGTGTTCATTAACGCATTCCACGGATGTGTGGCAGTTGCGAGAAGAGAAGGACTCGTTGAGTTCACTAATGACGGATACATGGCTCACGTCAAGTTCAAGGTCGAGAAGACGAGATGCACCATCAGTAAGAGAACTATAGATGGCGCCATCCACAAGATGGAGAACAGATACATGAGCACAATCGTTGAGTATGAATGGGAGGAGGTTGACAGAGATAACCTGCCTTATGCCGTGAGCGTGAAAGTAGAGGAGCGCTAAGCCAAAAATCCTGCGTGGAGACACGTAGGAACTATTATTAACTAAATATTCAAAGGATATGAAAGAAAGTATTGAGGCTATGCTGTGGGATTTCATTGTTGATAACAATATCGCCACAGAGGACGAGGTTAGACTTGTCTCGTATATAAATGGCTTAAACGAGGAAACGATGACAGACATTATTTATGCCAAGACAGGACTACGCAGTTACGAGCAGTGTAAAGATGAAGGCTACTCCGGCACAGATGAGCTTGACAGCTATTATTGTCTTGGCGAAGAAGAAGACGAAGAAGAGGAAGAGGATGAAGAAGAGTAGTATTTGCCTAAAAAGGTGCGCCCATGTCTGAGCGTGCCTTCTATTGTTTAACCAAGATAAATTATTTGAATTATGGCGAATAAATATCAGATCACAAACCAGAAGCTGCTTCGTGAAGCATTCTGGCAGTTTTGCGACGAGTGTGGTATCGACTACACTGGCAAGAAGACAAAGTTCAACCTTGACTTGAACATGACTTTCAATGACTGGAAGGACGGATTGCAGAAAGATGGTGTGATAAGCGACAAGCTTTGTTTCAGGGCTTGTCTGTATTAAGCCAAACCAATCCTCACTCTCACGGGTGGGGATTTCTATTAACCAAACAGATTGAAATATGAAGAAAATTGAGATTACGAGAGCTGGCATGGGCGAGAAATGCCCATACCCGAAGTTCAGCAAATTACTGGCAAAAGGCTACATAATGTGCCATCGCTGCAAGTATTGTGCTGAAATTATCAGTGAGACAGAAATAATGTGTGACTATAATTAATCTATAATTATGAGTGAATTAGAGAAAATCCTGAATGACGATTTACTTAAGTGTGAAATCGTTGAGTCAGTAGAGAATCCTGTTAGGCGTGTGGATCTTATTAAATGGACGCACGACAATACATTCTCTATTGCCGAGGTACGCAAGGATACCGGTAAACTAGAGGTTACAGATGTCCCAGAGACAGATGAGCTTAAAGCGTACAAGTATTTCTACAGGAAATGTGGCGATATCGCCATAATTAGCTAAAACTCCCCACGATAATGTGGGGAACCATTACGAACCATTTAAAAATAGAGAATTATGGCAAAGAAAGTTTATGCGCTCTATCGCACAGACAACTGGCATACATACGATAGCCGTGAATTACTTGTTGTAGCAGGTAGTATCAGAAGATGTTGTAAGGTAGCCAAGGACGACGGAGCAACAAAAGAGCAGATTGAGGATTTGCGTGGTTACCGCCACCAATCTCAGTGTACCAACGGAACCGATTATGAGTACGATATTGATACGTACACGCTCAACGAGAGTTTAATCAGCTAAAATCCCTCTTCGGAGGGAACCATTATGAACCATTAAACAGATGAATTATGGAAAAGAATATTGTAGAAGTTGCTATGAACAACAAGGGTGAAGTTATCGAGAAAGTAGCCGATTATATCGGTGCGGCAAGTTTTGCCGCGGTTATCGAGGGCCTCTATCGTGAGTGTCTTGATGAATTCGATGACGCAGAGGATCTGGAAGAATACATTGCAGATACGCTTAGAGAGAATATCCAGTCCCTTGCGTGGGAGTTTACTCACAAGGTAAACAGAGAGATGAAGAAATACCTCCATCTTAACGACCAGCGCATGGATGGTAATTTTGTCAATCTGTACAACGATTATCCCAGACACGTTACAGGTACGTTCTGGGCGACGGACTACGATGGCGACGATTACTACGATTTGTATCCTGCCATGGTAGCCAGACTTGATGCCGCAGAAGACAGCGAGCAGGCTAACAAGGACAGAGAATATCTCGAAGAATGGTATTTCAAGGCATTCGGTACGTACAACATCAAGTACAATTTCTCGAACGAGCTTGAAGAGATTCACTCCATGATGGAGGAAGATTACGAGGAAGCCTAACAATATCCCCCTAGCATGTGGATATTCAATGTTAAACCATTTAAATGATATTAGATATGAGTTACGAATTTGCAAAGAAGGAAATCGGTGATTACAGAATCACCATTTACCAGGATGAGGATGCCGAATGCCCTTGCACTACATGGGATTTGGTGGGAGTTTACTTCTGGGACTATTCCGACTACGGATACAATAGAGGTCTGTCTCGTGGTTGCAGCAGCGAAGTTGACGCTAAAAATGCAGAGGATGCTTTGAAAGAGCTTGTCTGCAAATATGTGTCACAAAAGAAGATTATCGACTACATCAATAGCGAAAATGTCGATAGCTTCCGTATGCGCTATGACAAGAGCGAGCACATGTGGTATCTTGAGAATCTGTACAAGGATGAGTGGTACAACCACGAAGAGTTCTGCCCGAGCGACTTGAAGAGATTCGACTATAGAGAGGAGCTTTGTGATATCCTCGAAGAGGACGATTTCACGTATCTTCTGCATGACTGCAAGGATATTGCATTCTACGAGTGGTCATCTACTGGCTACAGTCAGGGAGATTATGTCAGCGGATATGCCTACTGCGACAAGAAGCGTTTCTCCAAATATTGTGACACTAATACAAAAAACTGGAGAAAGCGAGCCTTGGACTTATTTGATTATGAGGTTAAGTGCATAGGTCTTTGGATGTGGGGAGATGTCAAGGGGTTCGTCTTGGAGAAGAAAGTCCATTACAAGAAAGTCTTCACGGAAATAGGTCGTGAGCCGGAGGACGACTACGACTGGGAGCAGATTGATTCCTGCTGGGGAGAGTACTACGAGGACTCTGACGAACTGATTAAAGACGCTCTCGAAGAGAATGGAATCAAACTAAAAGAAACAGCCTAACAAGGGGAGCTTGCATGCTCCTCTTCCATTAACCAATTAAATATAATTATGGGAAAGATTACAATTTCACAGAAGGGAAGTAGAACTATCTACAGAGTGAACAGAAGAATCGTGTGCTATCGCGACGGGCACAAGTATTATGTGGGTAAGCCTTCATCTGGCAGCACCCATCTTGCGTTTGATGCCTTGTCCGAGAACATTGCACACGAGAGATGCATTGAGATTTGTGAGCGTAGTATCTATGTGGAGATGAAGTATCTGAATCCGGTAGCATACAACGCCCACAGAGTATTGAACGCATTAGCCTAAAAGATAGCCTCCGGGCTATCACTATTAACCAATTAAACAAAAGAGAATTATGACAAAAGAAGCAAAAAAGGTATTTGACAAGTTTTTCAAGATCCATCGTGATAACGTTGCAGGTAAGACTATCTGCTTTATCTCACGTGGAGAGTGGTCTGATCCTCAGATTGCGTACAAGGGCTATCTTCTTAATTACTGGGATGTATTAGAACTGGCTTGCCCTGAGGATGCGCCAGATGATTACGAGCCAGATGAAAACGAATGGCATTGCGGCTGTATGGACTCATTATTCGGCTACACAGATTGCGGCTTAGAGCCTGACAAGTTTGAGCCATCAGACGCTATGAGCGTAACAGGTATCATTAATATCAAGTAGCCTAAAAACAGAGGGAGCAATCCCTCTACAATTTAAACCAAATTATTAAGATTATGAAGAGATATTACGTATCAGTCACAGAGACTTTAAACAAGATTGTCAGCGTTGATGCTGAGAGTGAGGAAGAGGCAGTAAAGAAGACACAGAACGCCTACGATAACTGCGATATTATTCTTGACTCAGACAGCTTCGTAACAGAGCAGCTGGAACTTGATCCGGACCAGCAGTACTACGTAGATTATGAGAAAGAGTACGGAGAAACTTATCAGCACATCGACTAAGCCAAAAGCGTGGGTTCGCCCACGTGCCAATAACCAAAATATATAAAGATATGAAGAATTCAGATGAAAAGAGAGGACGCGAGATTGCCAATAGGCTCAAAGAAATCCGTAGGGAAACGAATAGTCGTATATTACATAACACAAAGCCCCTCTCAAAAGAAAGACTTCTAGAGCTGTATAGCGAAGAGAATGAACTCATTGAAGAGTACAGAAGTTTATGGAAAGCTAAAAAGCGCAGCTAAGGACTGCGCACAATAACCAAAACATAAGAATTATGAATGAAGACAGAATCCTAGAGATGTTCTTCGAGAAAGCCAGATGGCAGTATGCTATCGAGAAAGGCTTATTCAAGGACATGAACAAAGCAGTAATGTATCAGCTTACAACACCAAAGGCTCGTCTGGCTATGTATCAGAGGATCAAGAGCGGAAATTACAAGATAATGCCGCCACACACAGCCAAGATTCCGAAAGACAACGGAGATTTCCGTACGGTCTATGTGAATGAGGCTGTAGACAGAATCCTTTTGAGTATAGCAAACGACCTCTTGTTCGAGCTGATGCCAGAGATGGTGCATCCACGCTGCACGTCGTACCAGAAAGGTATCGGCTGCGGTCGTGTGGTGCAGGAAGTGTCTCGGATAATATACTCGGCAGAGGGAAAAATCATCGGATGGAAAGGTGACTTCTCCAAGTACTTTGATTCCGTGCCTTTACGATTCATCGATTGGGCATTTGACAGAGTAGAGGAGAAACACGGAAAGTCTGCGCTGATAGACGTCATTCGTGACTACTATCACACGGATATCTATTTTGATGAGGACAACAACCTCTGCGAGAAGTATCAGTCCCTCAAGCAGGGATGCTCTGTTGCTGCATGGCTGGCTGACGTCATTCTCTATCATCTTGACGACAAGCTGTCTAAGCTTAACGGATATTACGTCCGCTATTCTGACGATACGCTGTTCGTAGGTGAAGACTATGAGAAAGCCATGGATATCATGAAGAGTGAACTGGAGATGATGCAGATGACGCTCAACCCTAAGAAGGTTGAGTATCTTGATGCTAATCACTGGTTCAAGTTCCTCGGGTATTCCATCAAGGGTCACAGCATCTCTCTGTCGTCCACACGTATCAAGACCTTTCAGAAGGAAATTGAGAAGAGGACGATAAAGAAGCGTGATACCACGATGACGAAAGCCATCAATTCAGTCAACAGATATCTCTACAAGGGGTACTGCGATTACTCCTGGGCTACTCAGGTTCTTCCGGTCATAAACGTGAAAGAGGACATCGACAAGCTCAACGCATTCGTCATGGACTGCATCCGTGCGGTCAAGACAGGCAAGAGAAAGGTCGGTGGTCTCGGATACGTAAAGACCCAGGCTGTAGGTTGCATAGACCGAGGCCGTGGCAGGAACGTGACAACAAACAGGAGTAAGACAGAGAGCGAAATCAAGGGGTATCTATCAATCGGCTGTGCTCAGAATGCCTTGCGAACGAGCAGGGCAGCGTACAACACTTTGGTGAATACACTGTAGATGAGCATCCTAGCGCAAGGAACTGCCGGGATGAAGAAGAATGTTTTAAACATCCGGTCTCGAAGATCGCGGACCTATCTCCGAATCAGAGATGGTCCTGCGATCCTCTCCACCAGGATATTATCAAGCTGATATAGCTATGCGCAGTATCTTCTGACAGGCAGGCTCTGTAACCGAGCACACGGACGTGGGAGAAGGACGGACAGATTCAGGCTAGCGCCTCTATAACGGGATTTGTCGACGATGCGTCCAAGTTCGCAAGTTTGCAACTTGAGACGGATTGTCGACGAATTCGCGCACAAGGCGTAGCTCATCAACGAAGTACAGAAATGTGCCAGTCCTTATGACTTCCGCAGGTGGCGCACACCACCACTCCCTGACGGATGGCAGAAGTTTATGCAACAGGTATCTTAACCAGACTCTGGATCCAGGACGTCGTCGTATACTACTTACGACGTCCCAGGATCCTGAGTCTGGCGAATCCTGTGTCAAATCAGAAACATAAAGTATTGTGCCGAGCCATCGGCCAGGGAATTACCCAAGCACGAGGGTAGTCTTCAAAGGAGAGTGAATTTATGAGTGCTGTTTCCATGCCGCCGGCCTCCCGGAACACTATCCGGGACTCCGGCGGCTTACAACAGCCCTCGAATCAAGCTGTTATAGCTACGTGTCACGCTCTCAGATGAAGACAACGTTATTGCCAAACGAGGTACACGAGGAGGAATTCTTTATGTCGCGATCTCTGTATCAACGCGATAAGGCTGGTGATACCAGCAATCTCGCGTATTGCAAGACCCCTCAATCGTCAAGATAGAGGTAGGCAACAGACCTATGAGTGTACCTACAAACAACCAAAGTGAATTGCATCACGACTTATCAAGAGTATGAGGTTTAATACCACGTGAGTGGAATACCGCCGTCGATGTCTATCGATATCGACGGCCGTATCCAATCTCGGGGTCTAATCGCGAACATACACCAATGCAACGAAGTACTAGAGATGAGTCACGGACATTGCAGTCCGCATAGCCAAGAGTAGAACAGATTCAGTTGCATGTAATGTGACAACGGGACACAACCTGGCGGTTGCCCGGTACGCGTCCCGTTCTTATACATGCAATAATCAAGACGATACAGGAATGCAACACTCTACTGAGGCTATGCTATAGCTATTGCGAGCCGAATGGTGCGCAAGGAGAATCGATTGTAAATACAGTATTCAGCATCCTGAGAATCACTGGATTATATCCAGGAGTCTCAGGACTATAATACTGTATATATCAAAAGCATATAGTTACGCAACAGATTCTCTGAGCGCACTACTATTAACCAATGCTTTAGAATTATGAGAAGAAAAAAGAAAGATGTGATCAAGTCGATACTTAAGCAGTTGCAGGAGATCCAGATGGAGTATGCTTACGACAAGACTTTACGAGTAGGCATATTTACCGGAAGCACACGAAACGATATCATAATAGAGATATCAAGGTGCGATGACACTAGTTCGAATTGCCAGTACGTGATCGAAGGAAGGGAATTTGCGTTCTCTTTAAGAAAGTCGTGTTCCGACAATGAGTTTACCCTGTTTGAGGTGCGTTCCTATATATCAGCACTCAAGGGAAGCTAAAAACGGCGTAGCAATTCTACGCCTTCATATTAACCAATATATTAGAATTATGGAGAAAATAACATTCAATCAGCTGAAAGAGGATTACTTCAACGATGACGTATGTATGGCCGAAGTTCTTGCGAGTACACCTGCTACAGGCCTGATTATCGAACAAGCATTCTACCTATATATACGAGCAAAGAATTGGAGTGATAAAGATGAGTTTGAGCTCTATAGCGAGGGAGATTATTACGACTTGGTTGAAGAAGCCAAAAATATGGAGCTGTAATGCTCCATTCCTATAAACCAATATTCAAGAATTATGACATACGAAGAAATCATCAATGCAGTTGAGAATGGTGCTAAGTTCACCATCAACTTCCAGAAGAGAACATGTAGAGTGAACGGCAAGGTAGTAATGTCCGAGGAAGACAAGCCGAAGGATACACCTTACCTTACACCTGAGGTAGTGTTTGTAGGTATCGAACAGAGATATGCGGCATACAAGCATTCTGTGCCGTCAGAACGCTCTGAATCACATCGCCGATACTACTTCAAGGCTTTGCCTGAGAAAGAGCTCTCAGACGAAGATATGATGTACGGAGAGCGACGTGAGCTGGCGAGATGTAAGCTGGAGCTGTACGTGCTGATTCAGCTTCTAAGAGGCAACCTCTGGTGGAACAACTCATGGGGAACGTGGTTCTGGTGTTCAAAGAATGACAAGGACCTGATTATCCTCAGAGACTGGATTGAGCCAAACAAGGGTGGGGCGTAAGCCTCATCCACTAGAGTTAAATAAATTTTTAGTAACCAATTTAAAATAATTAGAATTATGAAGCAGATTGTAACAATCACTGGTGAGAATCTTAAGGTAGTAGCTAACAATGTAGAGGTTAATGCAGCTGGTGCAGGTAAGAAGACCAAGGCGCAGATGCGTCTCGAAGCTCTTAAGGCAGCAGGCGTTGACGTAAGTAAGTACTTCCCTCTCGGTGACGACAAGCTTATCAAGATCGAGAATGGTGCGGCTGTCCCTGTTGATATGGACGATGCAACCATCGATGCGGTAGGCAAGCAGATTGTCGAGGGTGGATACGTAAGTAACTGGAAGCTGTTCCGCCGTTGGGTGATGAGCCAGATGTTTCACATGCTCAGACAGATGGACGGATGGAACTGGTCATTCAACCAGGTCTTGCAGCACAAGGGCTACGAGTACCAGTGGCGCATGCTTGAAAATGAGCTCTATGCTCAGATGAAGATGGCAGCTCACGGGGATCACGAGAATGCCGGTGCGAGAAACAGATGGTTCGGAGGCTACGTTGCTGCCGATATGGCTTATGACTACATCAATAAGCTCCGCAAGTATGTGGACGACAACCTTATTTGGAAGGTCAAGAAAGACAAGAACGGAAAGAAGACAAAGGCATTCAAGCATACCTGTAAGGGCAATCCTTACGTACGTCTTCAGAACGAGGATATCTTCGTCGCAGACTTGGAAAAGAAGGTATATGCTCCTCTCGGTAATCTTGCGCGCAAGATGTATGACAGCAATACCTACAAGGAAGTCTACGATGCTGTTCACGAGTTCAACAAGAAGCGCAAGCATCTCGCATGGGACACCAAGCAGTCTGATGCCTTCATCAATGCCTATAAGGGTTCCGGCTCCTACTACACGATGAGAAACCTCATTATGTTCCACGGAGCCAGATTCTGGAAAAACGGACGAAAGATGTCAGAAGCCAACTCGTTGAAGGAGCTTGAGTCAAAAGCCAAGCTCTACGACGAAGAGGGTTGGAGAATGCTCGGTGTTTTCAAGCAGCTCATTATAGAGAACGATATCGACATCCAGGGCAAGATTAACGAGTGGCATAAGGCTAAGGTCGAGAAGGTGATCGCCAGTAAGTAGTAAGGTTCGCCGCCTGTAGTATGGTGGCCCGGCAAAGATGTTTTACGTTAGCTTCTGCAACGAAGGATCTCCTCCAGTTACTACTGGAGGTAATCCTTCGAGCTAAAGCTCTCCGATCGAACTATTAAAGTAAGGCGCCAGCCGGGAACCATTCTAGCCAAAAAGTCGGTTGCTGATTCGGTAACCGATTCTATGTTTAACCAATAAAATGAGGAATTATGAAGGAAATTAAGAAGATTACCTATGTAGACAAGCTTACTCCAGCTCCTCTTGACAACAAGAATGTCATGCTGGACTGGTGGGAAGAGAATATGTTCGACGATGGAAGCTACGCAGTCTCAGGCAATACGTATCTAGGATTCATTGCAGGAGTTCCAGTAATGGCTACCGTCAAGGACAATATTGTCGAGCTTAAATGCATCCCGCAGCCCTACAGAAGCACGGACAAGCTTGATGATTTCGGAAATGCAGTTATAAAGAACTTGACGGAAGACGAATGCCATCTAACGACCTACATGGTTCCGGCGTACAAGCAGTACATAGATGACGAGCGTGAGGGAGACGCAAAGCTATTAATATCGTTCTCCATCTACGAAGACGAAGCGACGATTTCATTCCATTGGAACGTACCGAAAGATTAGCCAAACAGGTCAGCCAATATCGGCTGACTACTCATATCATAACTAAATTTTGTTTAAATGGTTCAAGCCGGTCTGTCGTGAGACACGCCGGTTTTTTGTTCCCCAATGTTTAACCAATTAAAGTAGAGAATATGACAAAGCAAGAAACAACGGCATTATTGGAGGCTGTGAAGAATGCTCCAATCGTAGATGGTAAGATTACTGTCACAGTATGTGGTACAACTTTTTCATTCGGAGGAAGAAACATGTTCCGCAACAACCTGGTGACGGAGGAGAACCGACTGAAGTTGCTTGAGGCTATAGAGCACAAATGCAAGATGAGATTCACGTCTTCGATTCCAAAGAAGGAGCTTGATGCTCCAGGATTGAAGAGCCAGAACAGAATCGTCCACAAAATGCTCTATCAGTACGTAATTGACAATCATCTCAAGACTATCAAGTACAGCGAGAACTTCTACTTCATCCTTATGCCCGACGGAAAGTACAAGTACCTCTCTCGTGAGGACAAGGCGAAAGCCGTGGAGTTTGCCAAGAGTATCAGCAAGAAGAGAAGTGACGTTTTTGTGGTCAGTGCCTAAAAACATGGGGAGTTTTCTCCCTATGTACTATGTCTAACCAATTAAAATTTTGTGAATTATGGCAGTAGCAAGAATCGTTAACGTTAATGATATCTTAAAAGCAAAGGGCTTGAAGCCGAAGGTGTTCAATCTGAACATATTCTGTAGTGCTGTATCAGATTTCTTTATGACACATGAACCAAAGGAAACAATTTTGCTTGTTCCGAAGAGATTTCTCGACATGGAGAATCCACCAGATGGAGACTTTATCGAAATGCTGGACGTAAGCATCTGGGAGAAGAAGGCGGAAGACCCCGACGACCCATTCGACTTCATCGACTATCAGCTGATGGTACGAAACAAGATGATGAGACCGATAATCTTTGTCAACGAGCCTTTTCTTACGGAAGCCGCACTCTCTCTGAGAGACATCTGCGGATATTCCGTAACGGGCAGAACACGAAAGAAGAAGAAGGAATACATCGTGTCTCTGCCGGTGTAAAGCCGAAAAATGCGTGGAACATTATTGTTTCACGCTCCAAGTATTAACCAATTAAATGGAATTATGAAGAATATCAGATTTGAACCTAGCTACTATGAGTGGCATTTGGTGGGAGAGGATGGAAGAATCCTCCTGAATATACCAGATAGTATAGTTGATTATTGTGAGACGATGAGCGATTTATGCTTCGTTATCGAAGACCTTCCAAGGCAAGCATCCGATGCGGTTTCTTGTGGGGAAGAGCTATATGGTGTTGATGTCACAATGTTTGTTTACAAAGGTATCGGAGAAGATAAAGACATCATTGAATTGATAGAAAGCACGCTTGCGACCCACTTCGGAATTGTAGCCTAAAATCCCTCTTCGGAGGGTGCAAGTATTAACCAATTAAAATTAAAAATATGAATGATTTTTTAAAATTAGCAGAGGATTTAGAATGGAGTTATAATGTTGACGATACACCTAACGAAAGAGGTGAGGTTTGCGTCGAGTTAGAGAAGTATTCCCCACAAGACCAAGACTTCATCGCCACAATTTGGTTCGAGAATGGCAATAAGTCTGACTTCATGGATAAGTTGTATCAATATTATAGCGACTTCGATCCTGACGAGGAAGCCAGTAAATGGATTGGCGAGGATGGACATGGTGCTAACGGCGCGCCATACAAATTATCGGATATTTTGCAAGATATGGAGGATTGCAAGGATATGCTACTAGATTTATGGCACGAGTATTTTTACAATGAGTACCCAGAAAATCGTCCAAATGAGACCGACGAAGGGAAGCGACTCGCAGGAGAAATCGAGGAGAAATCCGGAAAGCATTACCACTCGTGCTCTCTACAGAATTATCCGAGCGGTAAGTTCGGCGTTATCATTGATGGCTGCCAGAAGTTTCTATCGGAATGCAAGGAAGAGACATTAGCCTATATGAAAGGCGTGCTTACGGGCCTTGATATCGAAAGAAAAGACTAAGCCAAACAAGCCTGTCAGGAATGGCGGGCATCAAGTTAAACCAAAATATTAAGATTATGGATAGAAAAGTATTGAAAGACAAGATTGATGAGTTGCGTTCGACAGCAAAGATGGAGCTTGCATGCACCATCCGTGAGATAATGAGAGAGCACAATGTGCAGAAGAAAGAACTCGGCTGGCCTGTAGTTGTCAACAATAGCAGTCTTGTAGATATCGTAGAGGTAGGTAGTGGTGATACCGACATCCCGGTTTTCGTCATAAATGTTGGTGTTGGCTACTACAAAGAGCCTCACAAGGTAAGTGCATTGGATGATTGTGTACCAATCGAGCTTCTTGCTGATATTGCGACCGGGTTGAATAACGAACTGAGTGGATACGTCAGCACTTATGTGGCAAAGTACAGATTTCTGTACGAAGACGGAACTACTGCCGACATGGATGAGCCTTATGTATTCCTTGCAGAATCAGAAAGAGATGCCGAAGATAAGGCAGATGACTATGCGAGCGTATGGAACGAATGGAATGATGATACGATAGAACTCGTATCAGTCGAGAAGCAGACTGCTTCAGAAGGTTAAATTAGCGTTAAAAACGGCAAAGATGATGGTTTATATTATAAACTTTTCGTATCTTTGCCACTAGTAACCAAAATATTAGAATTATGACAGAAGAATTAAGAATCAAGACAAGAGACTGGGAACGACTGTTAAGCCCTGTTCAGCAGGAGAAGTACAAGCTCGCTATCAAGCAGGGCTGGTTCGCCAACTATCACGGCAACGCATGGAGGCATGACACGTTCTATGGCGCATACATCTGGAAATATCCGAAGTTCATCAAGGTCGTGAGAATGTTCGATGAGCTGTTGGGCCACAAGCCATTGTGGGAAGACATCACTGACGACAACCTCCGTGACCTCTTTGAGAAGATTAAGGAGAACTACGCTCCAAACTCCGCAAAGACCGTATGCGCCACCATCAAGGCGGTGATACGTGAGAACGATGCTACGAAGGAGATAAACAGCCCTACGTTCGGAAAGATACTCAGAACGAAGGCTGTTCCTGTCCAGTCTGTCTATCTCTCAGATGAGGAGATAAACAGAATCATCAATTACAATCCAAGAGGACAGACGAAGAGATATGTTCAGCGTATGTTCCTCATGGAATGCCTCTGTGGAGCACGATATAGTGATTGCCAGAGGATAACCCCCGAGAACATCGATGATACCGGACACTTCCTGGTGTATGTAGCACAGAAGACCAAGACGGAAGTAAGAGTCCCTCTTCACAAGAAGCTCCGTCCGTTCCTGGTATGCGGCACGGGCGTTGAGCCCCTTCCTGGAGAAATCAGCGAGATGACCTTCAACCGAACTCTTCGTGACATCTGCCGTGATTGCGGAATAGATGAGAACACGAAGGTGTTCCATGCAGGTAAGGAAGAGACCGGAAAGAAGTACCTCTTTATCTCTTCACACACCGGCAGACGTTCATTCGCCACGAATCTCTCCAAGAAAGGCGTACCATTGGAACAGATTGCCGTCATGATGGGGCATACTAGTAACGGTAAGCCTAATATCCAGATGACGCAGCGCTACATTGTCGGGAAGACGGAGATTGACAGCAGTACCCTGAGACTGTTCGGTGTATACGATAAGGATCTGGATGATGGTCTAGATGAGGACCAAGCTAAAACTGGAGGTGGCCAATAGCCATCTCCTGCTATTGTTTAACCAATTAAAATAATGAATATGGTAGAAGATTATACAGAAGAAGAGTTGGATAAACTCATCAATGAGTGTCGGAAGAAGTACGAAAAGCTCGAAAAGAAGACCGTTATGAAGGCTCTGACTGGAGAGATTGGTACAAACTCTGCAATGGTAAAAGAATTGGAGTCGCTGAACTTCCAATACCACGAGGAGATGGACGAGTACGACGATACGGCGCTTGACCTGAATCCGGGTCTTATCGAGAACTTCAAGAGAGCAGAGCGTGAAGGCAAGAACGTTATCTTCGAGGCGCAGGAGTATCTAAAGATTCTCGGTATGTGCGAAGAGATGTTCAACCAGAAGATGTGGATCAACGAAGATGGCCACATGTGTGACGAAGACGGAAGCAGACTATCTGCCGACGGAGAACATCGTGTATTCGAGGTCATCAAAGGTGGAAAATGAGTTTTTACATAACTAGATTTGTTTAAACGATATCCCCTCTTGCCCGTGAGGGTAGGAGAGGATTTCAACCAAAAACAGATATATAATCTGACTATTATTAACTAAATTTGGAATTATGAAGAAAACAATGAATGAGGATTTGCCTTACGAGCAGCAGATGATGCCTATCCTTGCAAGCTACGACAGACTTGTTGAAGAGAATCAAAATCTCAAGAATAGAGTAGCAGAACTGGAAAAGGCCTTGAAGTCTGCTAGTAACGAATCGGAAAGAAAGTACAACGCAGAGATTAGCGACATCATTAACACCTGTAAACAGCGAGGCGAGAAGCTTGAGTGGATCCAGAAGACACTGGAAGATTATCTCGTGAGTTTAGGTATTGAACTTCCTCAGTACAGAACGGTTTCCAAAGTCGTGAAGATGATCGTTAAGATTTAGCCCCGATTAGCCAAACCAAGGAGCTTCGGCTCCTGCAATTAATAACCAAGCCCTACGCAACACGGTCAAGCGGAAAATTATGAAGAAAGTATTATTAGCAGCGATAATCTATATTACTGGTTTTTCGCTTATTTCCTGCAACTCTATGGAGCATAAGGCAAAGAGCCAGCTTCGAAGTACATTAGAGGAACTCGCTAAGAACCCTGAGTCTTTCAGTATATCAAAAGAGAAGGTGGTATTCATAAACGACTCCATGTGTACCATTTCGTTCATAGGAAGAGGACAGAATGGCTTTGGTGGCTATACGTCCTCCAAAATGGAGTACACGCTTCTGAAGCTGGAGAACAGAGAGAGGGGAACCCAATACGACGAGGCTCTATTGGATATGGAGGATAGAGACCAGAGAAAAGGCTCAATCAAGGAGGCTTTGGAGAATGTTGACGGAGGATACCTGTACGGAACGGAGAAGGACGTTTATAATGAATGCCTTAGAAATTGTGGAGGTGACAAGGAGAAGGCAAGAACAGACTACCTGTTCTCCAGAGCACTCTGTAATGTAATCAGTAACGGAAGAGTAGTTGATTCCGACGATTAAAATACACAACTAGCCGCTTATCACTTTACAGATGGGCGGCTATTTTATTAAAAGTCACCACTAAAAACACATCAAAAAACGCACTTTTTCCTTAAAAAGGGTTAATGTAAATATTCAGTACTTTAATGAATGACACGAACTCCTGTTTTTACTTCAATCGAAACGCATAGCTAAATCAGTCGTTTCGAGAGTTTTGTTTTTACTTTTTACTTGAATGAGCGGATTTTTGACACAAATCAGGCATTTGGAGGATAAGAATAATCATCGTATCTTTGCATCGACGCATTAATACGCAAGAAGCACATTGGTATTAGTTGCAAGGAAATTTAGTAGGTGTCCGAAAGGAACCGAATAGAAAAATGGATTTCATTAAGTGGTGCTTCACTTTTTGAAATCCTTTTATTTTTATGCTATGCAGAGAAAATGCTTACACATATTGGTTGAATTGGTAGAGCGGTACGCAAGGGGGCGTTCCAGGGTGGAGCGCAGCAAGCGTATGACCGTTCTATCCTTTGCCATCTGGTGCAAGATGCAGCATAGCAATTCCGTAATGTTTGATATGGGTACGCGTGATTTGATGCGGGCACTTCATATCGGGCATACGAAAGCACAAATGATATCCCAAGCCATCAGGTCTTCCGAGTTGTTCTCAGTTCAGGAAGATGGACGCTTCATAGTGAACTCTTTCAAGGATAACACTATAAAGCGAAACAAGAAGGGAAGAGTATTCAAGGGTGCAAATATGTTTACCATAGAAGTAAGCAAAGAGATTACGCTGAAAGAAATATACAACAGACTCAACGAGTTACTTTTCCTGCATCAGATAGGAAGTATGGAGGCGAACAGCTCACACGTAAGTGCAAACAACCGCTCGTGTCGCTACTCACACATTCCTTTCTCTCAGCTGGAGAGTGCAGTTGGGATGTCTCATGGCTCAATTAGCGGAATAAAGAAACGCCTCAAAGAAAAGAAAGAGATTTCCTCTACATTTGCAGAGCTGCACATGGCAGACAGCAGATGTGGGGATCAGGTGAAAAGCCTTCTGGCAAAGTTCGGAAGGAACAATCCGTCTTTCGTGAGAGACAATAATGTGTACGTCTGCATTCCTTGTTCGTATGCAATAACAGACAGAAATGCAAAGGCAAGCTGCGGAAGGCACATCATCTATGGTTATGCTGGCAAAAAAGCTAGCAAGAAAGGAATAACAAGGCAGGGGAGAGAGCTCTACTCTCCGATGCAAAGTTTGGGCAATTTGCCCGATTAAATGGTAGTGTTTCTGTTTTTGACGGTTTCACACTATAAGTAAGTGCTTGATTATATTGTATTGTTTAATCTCTCTTATGCCCTACGTGCGTGAGAGAAAAAAGAAGAAAAAAGATTATGAAGAATGAAACAAAACTTAAAAAGTTGGAAGCTTGGTTGGATGAGAATAATTTCAGTCACCACGTTCCTCGTTCTCTTGAGAGAGGCGTAAAAGGTAGTCCAAATCTCATCATAACCCCTTTCGGTCATCACAGAATTAACGTGAAGCTTGAGGGAGAGGACGACAGTTTGTTCTACGACCGCCACAAACATAAGAACCCTGTCTTTATAAGAGACTCAGAGGCTCCAAAATTTGTGCTCGAAAAGGTGCAGAACGTTATCATCGAGCTGATGAAGAAGGAGAACGCCTTCGCTCAGCTTACTCCTGAAGAGAGAAGAAAGGTGGAGAAGAAGCGAGAGAAGAACAGGAAGAAGAATCTCCGCAGAAGACAGAAGCACAATGCCGCCAACAACGGCATTTAATGATTTGAGATTAAAAATATTTAGATATGAACAATATGACTTTGACAAAGACAAGTAACCCATCGGATATCGAGCGTTACTTCCGTGGTGTTTTAGAGTTGGATAAGCAGAATAAGGAGTTTTCTGTGAATCTTGACGATGTGTGGCAGTTAGCTTACGAGCGAAAGGATAATGCCGTGCGTGGTTTGAAGGCTAACTTCATTGAGAATGTGGACTTTATAGTTATCCGCAATAATGCGGAAAATTCCAGTGCAGGAAGACCAACCGACGATTACTACCTCACTTCCGCTTGTTTGGAGTATTTCGTTGCTCGCAAGGTTCGCCCAGTGTTTGAGGTTTATCGTAGAGTGTTCCATAAGGTTGCTTCTGGAGAGATGACGGAGATAGAGAAGACTCAGCAGAAGATTATTTATGCCAACTGGGTTGTCGGGTTTCTGAATCTCAACGAGGCAAGCAAGCTGAGAATTGCTCAGGAGATAGGAAAAGATACCGGTATGGCCGGTTTACTTCCACAAGGTATTAATGCCGGCACAGAGGCTCCTACGCTCCACGCTGCGAAAGACCTTCTTAAGGAAAACAAAATCCCTTTCACTCCTGTTGCCTTCAACAGGATCCTGATGGCTAAGGGCGTTATCCATGAGGCTACACGTCCTAGCAGGGATAAGAACAAGCCTTGGAAGTGGAAGGTGCTCAACAAGGGCTTCGAGTGCTTCGGTCAGAATATCCAGGATCCGAAGTTTCAGTCTCAGACCCAGATTAAGTGGTATGACAACAGATTCTGTGATCTGCTGAAATTTGTCGGTATTGAGATTCCTCAGACGCTCGGGTTCTAAAATGTGGGAAAATCCCACATTTTGAATATAAATAAAAATCTAAATACGTAAAATCTGCGTATTTACTTAAAAGATTAAGTATATGAAAGAAAGATTAAAAATGATTTTCGACCGCATCGACATCTTAGTCGTATGCATCATCCTCGGGACTTGCGTCTGTATTGCGGAGGCGTTCCTTGGTTTTTGGAATATATTTGCAGATTGCTTCATCATGACTTTCCTCGTTTCTGAAGTCTGCTACACCCTTCGCCGTAACGAGAAACTGAAGAAGGAGCTGATTGAAGCTAACTGGAAGCTGAAGAATACTGAGTGTGAACTGGAATCAGCCCATCTAGATATTGCCAAAAAGAGCAAGCTCGTAAACTTCTATACACTACTGATGAAGCTGTGGCGGGAAAGATGGAAATGCGAACGCGCCAAGGTCAATTACTGCAAGCGCAAGATAACATCGAGACAACTTATCGATGCGATGAATCATGCAGATAAGGAGTGCGGCGAGATTTCAGACAAAATCTCCGAGCTTACCAAGGAACTGAACGAATTGTATGCTAAAAAATAGCTCTTTTCTTGCGTATCTCGGAAAAAGTTCGTATATTTGCACTAACACATTCAAATAGCACTCTTCCGCCCGGCGTTCGGACTCACTCCCGGAGCCGGGCATCTCTTTTAGAATTTTGAATTATTCGTCATAAGCAATTATTAGGTTATAGGTTTGCCCCCACGTCATTTGCAGATGGCGTGGGGATTTTCCTTGTTAACCGTTCAGATAGTCGATGACTTTTCGGTTCGCCTCGTCTATCTTCTTATTGTCGAACTGAATATACAGTGAAGTGGTATCATTATCCCACTCGCTATGACCTAGAGCCTTTCCGATAACTTCCTTCGGAATATCGATGCTCGCAGCTATGGTGGCCCAGCTTCTTCTGGCAGTGTACCATATTATATCCTTGTGAAGCGGCTTGATTTCCTTCTTGACCAATGCGCCACGCTTATTCTTCTTCATCTCGGTAGGCCCGATTCTCTTCAGGTAATCGCCTAGCGTTCTGCGGAAGCTTGATTCTTTCGTTCCGTCATCCAGGATACACAGAAGGTGCTTCTTTCCCTTATACTTCCTGATGATTTCCATAGCTTCCGGCTCAACCTTGATATCGTAGAGCCTGCCTGTCTTGTTGCGCTTGTACTGGATGCGCCCTTTCTTGATGCAGTCAGCTGGAAGTTCGAGCAGGTCGGAGAGATTGATACCAATCAGGTAGAATCCGAGCATAAACAAGTCACGGTACTTCTCCATAAAAGGCTCAACCGGAAAGTCACGATACTCCCTCATCTCCTCTGCGTTCAGATACAGGTACTGCTGACGCTCGGTCTTGATGGAGAACTTACGGAAAGGATATTTGGTGGTAATCTCGTTGTCTATGGCCCAGTTGAACACCGTACGTATGTTTCTTAGGTCGATGGCGATTCCACCGCCCAAGCGTCCTTTCAGGAGCTCATGCGCCTGGAACCTTTCGAGCCAGTCTCTGTCTATATTGTCGAAGTCCGCATGCTCATCAAAAGCTTCAATCCTCTTCCTTGTTCTGAGAAATATTTCCTTGGTGCTGTCCTTGGCCTTGGTCTTGATGAACTCATCGATGTAGTAGAGGATATTCTTCTCTACCGATGCTGCTCTTCCGCTGATGATAGCCTTGATTTCTTCCTTCATCCTTGCTGCCGGAAGTTCGCCATTCATATAGATATATTCCTCCACGGACGCAAACAGCCTTGCCAGCATTGCCGTCTTTGCTCTTGCATTCGGAACACTCTTCGGGAAGATCATCCCGCTGAACTTGATAGTACTCGTGATTCCGGTATAGACCTGGAATCTCTTTCCCTGATAACTGATGATGAAGAAAACCTTTAGGGACTTTCCTTCAACGTACGTCTTGATGCTATTCATACTTACTCACAGATTTTACTCACAATTTCTACTCACAACTCAATTTTACTCACATATTACTCACAAAACTACTCACATTGGCGTACATTATGCACGTTTTTGTACCTATTTTGTGGGTGAAAATGGTGGATTTTACTATGTTTTTAATGGTGAAAAATGATGTAAGTGGCTGATTATCAGTATTTGAGCGAGATACGGGAGTCGAACCCGCCTCACAGGCTTGGGAAGACTCTCGTGTGA